CAGCATCATCAGCAGTATAAGCAGCAGCAGCAGCAGCATAAGCAGCATCATAAGCATCAGCATCATCAGCAGTATAAGCAGCATCATAAGCTGCCTTTCTGAAAATATTTAATTCTTGTAACGTAATTTCATTTTTTAGATATTTTTCTGCTGCTTCAATTGCTTTTCTAGGATCATCATTGGATGGATATTTATTTTCATAAATAGGCAATACAACCAAAGCACATCCAATTGCAAATTGTCTTTTTTCTATATCTGACAACTGTATTGAATTTCTAATAAACCAAGATTTATCTTTTAATGGTATTTCTGAATCTAGTATAGATTGTAGTGAAATATTATCTTTAGACATAAAAGAACAATTATCTAAAGTTTCTTTTGAATAACAACCTTTGATATTGTACATTTCTTGTTTTGTAAATTCTGTTTTCATAATAATAATTTTGTTTTAAGTTTTAAAAAGCAGAAACCCACAAATCCACAGCTTCTGACTTCTGTTTCAATGTAGGTTTCTATTTAATTCCTTTAAGTTGGTATAATGTCATAAGCCAACTACACTACAAAGATAAACACTTATTTCAATTATGCAAAGGAAATAGTGATTTTAATTGTTTTTGGGGTTAGAATAGGGTTTGATATTTATACCATTTGATTAATTAACCACAGTCCACTTACTGCACCGCATCCAGCACCTACTGAATAAATTATTTTAGCTCTTAAGTCAGATAAGGCGATTTTAGCAACATTAAACGAAGAGTAAGCAAAAACACTTTTGAAAAAGGTGTAGTTATACCATAGAGTTTTCTCTTCAGTTAATTCAATTACCCATTGTTTGGACCCTGTAAAGATTAACCAAGTGGAACCATTATGGGTATAAGTATCAATCCCTTTAGTAAATTCACTAATTAGTTTATGTATAATTTTTTCCATATAACAAAGATAAGTAAATGGTTTCTTATTATCAAACAATCATTTATATTTTTTAAATGAATGAATTGGTTATTATAAGAAAAATTTTTAAAATGTTGTATCCGGAGTTAAAGGTTATTGTCCGGTATAACAAAAACAAACATTTTGAAATTATCCTTAAAAATGTTAAGGGTGCGTCTGTTGACCCAGAAACTTATAGAGTGATGTTGTTAATTCCCGGAAAAGATGCGATGATTATGGAAGATTTTGTAAATGGATTATTCGGTTATTGTTCCATCCTAAATGAGGACAATTGTTTAATTAAGTATGTGGATAAAACCGGTGGTCGTCCAATAACAAAACCAATCATTTGACAATACCAAAGTTATAACCTATAATTTAATTCCATAGTACAAACACTTTTATTATGGTAAAAACAAAAACAATCTCCCTTCTCAAATACAATAAATTTGAGTTCGGAAAACAAGTCGTGAGTCAATTCGTATTGTTCGAATGTAAGTGGCTCTTCTCAATCATCTTTTTTTATTTCCACAAATCAACTGAACCACAGGACAGATTTCACACCCACGCGTTTAACGCTTGGTCGGTAAAACTTTTTGGTGAATATGATGAACACATTTTGGATGATGAACTCACCGGTGAATACCACATCGTTAGACGAGAAAAAACTTTGGTATATTTTCCCCGGGATTCTTATCACCGGATATCAAACAGCAACGGATGTATGACCATTCTATTCTCCGGTCCTTGGAAGAAATATTGGAAAGAATATGTTGATGGTGAGGTTGTGAATTATAGTTGGGGTAGAAAGAAATAATATATTATTCTGAGATATTTATTAATATGAAAATTATAATAACTGAGAGTAGATTATATCAGGCGGTTATAGATTACCTGAACGAAACTTACGACATCAATAATATTCATTGGACATACGAAACTGATGATTGGGGAAATGAGGTAGATTATGCTATAATGTTCTATAAGGATGATTTTGAAGATGATGATAACTTATTTATGTGGTATGATATAGATTATTGGAAAAGTGATGAAATGGACCATCAAAGCGAGGAAAATTTAAAAAAATGGATTGAACAATCACCGATATTAAGCTTTAACGATATCGATACTTTTAATACTTTGAACGGATATTTCGGTGATAAATGGTATCAACCATTTAAAGATTGGTTTATGGAACACTTCAAAAAACCCATAAAAACCATAGAGTAGTAGAAAAAAAAATACCCATACCCAAATTCCCTCCTGTCCGGAGGGTTTTTTATTTAAACAGATATTTATAATTATGAAAATTAAAATTAAAGAAACCCAATATACAACTTTGACTGAAGCAGTTGGTGTACCAACAAACATTATTGATATTGCAAGAAAAGTTTATGATAATATAATGTCAAAAATTAATAGTAGTACTGATATTGAAAAGTTTTTAAAAAAAGGGATTACGTTAAAGGATGATTTCCAAATTAATGACCATAGGTTTTCAAAGGTTAATGTTGAGTTCAATCTTAAAAACTTAGATGATTATAATCTTAAAGACAAAAACACAAAACTTATTGTTTTAGGTATGACTCATAGAGGTACGGTTGAAATGGCTAAAAACTTTAATTACGTTTCAACAACTGAACGTGATAAAGTTAAGTTATTTATTAATTTGGCCGTTAATCGTCAAACAACTATTGAGGATTTAATCACTGAGTTTATAAAAGAAAGAGTTACATTGGTTTCTAGTTTGGCTCACGAATTAAAGCACGCGTATGACGACGCTATGAACATAAATGTTAAAACACCGGAAAGAGTTACCTATCAAATAGGGTCTCAGAGGTCATTTGGTAATATCCAACCATTAAATAAATTTTTACAATATATGTACTTTGCACATACGACTGAAAATTTGGTTAGAGCAACAGAATTACAAGCTACGTTGGAAGAACTCGAGATTAGTCGTGAAGATTTTTATAAGTTCCTAACTAATAATAAAACATATGTGATGTACAGAGATGGTATTAGTTTTACTTATGAATATTTACGTCAAGAGTTATTAAAAGTTATCCCGGAAATAAAAGAAACGTTTGATAATAATAATATACGATACCCTGAAAACGGGACAGATGAAGAGATTGTTGACTTTACTTTACACGAATTTTATACAACCTTAATTAATTGGAAAGGTGGTGTTATGAATACTTTATTGACTAACGATTTTCTTGAGACATTTATGGGATTCCAAGGTAAGAAGAAAAAGTATTTTGAGAAATACATCAATTCAATTAATCGATTTGGGGATGACTATGAAAAATTCTTCAGATACGAAACAAAACAAATTAATAATATCTGTTTTAAAATGACAAAAAAATTAAGTAAATTATACTCCTTAATAAAAGATAAAAACCCCCAAGATTAATTGGGGGTTTCTTTTTATTGTTTAATTCTGTAAAAATGTAAAACTTCTTTTCTTGAAAAAAATGACTTGTCAAATATCTCAGGTGCTGACCAATCATATTTTACGTAATATGTTTTTACATATTGTTTTACGGATTCAATTTCCTCTTGAGTAAGATTCTTTTTTGTTTCAACTATAAGGTGACCCTCTTTTGTATAGTAAATTTTTTGACCATACTCCATTGGTTCCGGAAGTTTATCTACTTGAGTTGATTGTGAAAAAATTTGTGTTGATAACAACAACGCGATAATCAGTAGTATTTTTTTCATAAAATTATTAGATTGAAATTGAATCTATGGTTTTAAAATTACCATTTTTGTAATTATCTTCAGGTGTTGATTCTCCTATTTGTAGTTCTCCTTCAAAATAGTTTTGATAAGAACCCCAATATTCTGTCATTGACCCGTTTTGTAAGTCATATAAAGCGTCTAATGTTTCCTCGTCAAAAGGTAATTCCTCGTCATTTTCCATTCCTCCAACCCATTCTTCCAAATTATCAAAGATGTATTGTAAGAACTCTTCTTGAGTTTCTCCCTTGAAGTCAGGAAATTTTTCGCTATCTAACTCTACCGGAGTGTTTGCGTTGTGTGAGGTGTAATATTCCGTTTTTCTAAAATGTGATTTCATATTATTAAGATTTGTATTTTTTACCATTAATTTTAACCCATTCCAAATCACCATTTAATATTAGAACGTCACTGTAAGACGGGACATCTTTTGTGTTTTCTTCGGTATGAGTGTTATCATCACCAACAGATTCTATTTTAATTACAAAATCTGAACCACCCTCTTCAATATTTATTTTCCATTCACCATTATAAGTGATGGTTCCTTTGGTTCCTAATGAAGTTTTAAACTTAAATGGTTTATCTGATGAATACGCATCAACCTCATCACTAATTTGTCCGTCAATTTCTATTAAATCATCGGACGCTCCGTAAATTCTTGTAATCATATTATTTTTTATTTAAGTATAAATAAAAAAATGAATAAAAACAATACCACCGGAAGTAAAACTATGATTTTACATAATTTGTTGATATTTATAATAAAAGATAAGTTATGAATACATTTATTTATGGGTTAGTCAGTAAAGAATCACCTAATGAAATTAGATATATTGGAAAATCGGATAATCCTTCTTATAGATTGAAAAGACATATATATTTAACAAAATACTCGGTTAAAAAAAATAAAAATTTAACACATAAAGATTATTGGATAATTAAAAACAATTATGAAATTGATTTTATTATTCTTGAAGAGTGTGATAATTTATTATGGAGTGAAAAAGAAAAAGAATATATCTTAAAACACGCAAATTTGACAAACACTTCGTCGGGTGGGTTAGGTGGTTGTGGAATAACTTATAAAATGACTTATGAGGAAACTAAATCTTGGATTCAAAAAAATTTAAAAATTAAATCAAAATCAGATTGGTATCGTCAAATTAAAACACTTAAATTACCTGATTATATTTGTAAATATCCAAGTCAAACTTATAAAAAAAGAGGTTGGATTAGTTGGATTGATTTTTTGGGTACAAATAATAAATATGATAATAATGTTTCTTACATTTCATATGAAGATGCTAAGTTAAAATTAAAGAAGTTTAAATTTAAATGTAAAGACGAATATACCAAATACCATAAAAATAAACAATTCTCATTTAATATCCCATTAAAACCTTTCAGATATTATGGTGAGAGAGGATGGGTTAGTTGGTCAGATTATTTGAGTAATAATAAAGTAGCGAATATTGGTAAAAAATTTGTTTCTTTAGACGAATTTATTGAAATAGTGGAACTATTTAAGTTTAAAAGTGAATATCAGTATCGAAAAAGTAGTCGAGAATTTAGAGATACTTATAAATTACCTGCGGTACCATCTAATCAATATAAAAATGATGGATGGGTGATTTGGGGTTCTTGGAATAAAAAAGTCCAGAATTAACCGGACTTTTAAATTATTTTTTTAAGATTTCTTTAGTATAATAATCGTCAAAACCTTCCATCATATTATCTATCGATTTTCCTTTATCTAAACCGATAACGTTATCTATTAGACCGCAATTTAAGGCCTCCGAACTATTAAACCATTTATCATTTCTTGAAGATTCCAACATTTCTTCAAATGTTTTATCACAATTCTCGGCTAAAATTTTAAATAACATATAGTTATATTTCTCGGCTTCCATTTGATTAATTCTTGTTGCTTGTACATTGCCTTGATTTCCGTGAGAAACAAAATGTGTCATAACCTTAGAAAAAATCAACGAATTTCTTTTACCTTTAGCTCCGGAAGACAACAAAATAGAGCCCATTGAAGCACACATCCCAAGATTAGTTGTTGTAACATCAGGTTTAATGTAATTCATAACATCTCTAATTCCAAGACCATTTAGAACTGAACCCCCACCGGTGTTAAGATAAAGATTAATATCTTTCTTATCTGTTGTTTCAAGAAATATTAATTGTGCTTGAATAATATCACCCATTCTATCATCTACTGGACCTGACGCCCAAACAATTCTATCAAGAATCAATCTTGAAAAAATATCCATTTGAGTTGCCCTCATTTCTCGTTCTTCCAAAATATATGGTGTTAATGAATTTTCCATATGTTTTTGGTAGTAATCCAAATTAAGACCTGAAATACCTCTGTCGCTCATTGCGAACTTTTGAAACTCTTTTCCGTAATCCATATTACTTTTTGTTTTTCTTTCTTTTAATAGATGTTATGGTCGCAACCGCATCAGTTAAAATATCAATTGAACCTTCTTCAGCACCATATACGTCAACATTAATTATAACTTTAAGGTTATCTTTTTTAAGTTGTTTTATAATTTTACGTCTTAGTTTTGATTTAACATTACTCAATTCTAATTCAACTAATACGTCAATCCCGGTGTTATTTACATTCTCACTCATTATGCTTTTTGTTTTTGTTTAGATGGAACAATCGTTAATGCTTTTGCCACGGCAGCCTCTTTGGATTTTAATCCTTTTTCAACAAGTTTCCCGTTTTTGTAGATTCGGAAATCATACGTCATTGAATACCCGTGTTTTTTTGTTGTGTCCGGTTTTGAAGTTGCCAATACATAAATGTCGTTAAGACCTACTTTAACAACATACTTCCCTTTTGAACTTGGTTTTCCCATTTTTAAATGTTTTAGATTATTAATATTGGACAAAGATATACAAAAAATGTTATTGGAACAACTTTTTATTAAAAATATTTTTATTATACTTGAGGTGTTATGGAACAAAAAAAATTTGAAAAGATATTAAATAGTTTATATCCTAATCTTGAGGTGGTGGATTACTCATTATTTGATAGGTATGACGTTGGTGAGGATAATTTATTTGAGAGTAAAATAACTCCGGCAATATACGTTGTGGTTAAAGGTGAGTTTAAAAGTACAGGTGTTAGTATTGGTGAAGACATTAGTCGTATGACAGGTCTTGAGGTTGTTATAGATAAATTTGAATAAATGGAGAAGAAACCGGATTTAGTTGTTTGGAGTGAAAAGAATGGTTATGACGCAAAATTAAAGTCGTATCCAACAAGTGCCGGAGGTCAAGATTTTGACTTACCTAATGTCCCTTTATTTAGAGAACAGTCATCAAAAAAAATGATGGATGTCTTTAATAGAGAACATCAAGAGATAAAAGAAAGGATAGAAAAGATGTATGATGAGTACAATACTTTCATTATGGTATGGGAATCTAAAATTTCTTTTGAGCCGATAGTTGGAAAGTCATATTTTTTATATAACTTTGCCGGAGAATTAACATTATCGTTAATCGCACCCAATGAATGGGGTAGAGAAAAAAGTTTTATTGGTGAATATATTTTAAACTCAGATAACAAATGGATAAAAAAGAATACATAATATGTGCAGCGAATCATTACGATGATGGTGAGAAACAAATTCACGGACCCAAAAACATAGAGAGTGGTTTTGTTATTTGTGGTAGAAGACATCACAATTGTATTAGTATCTTTGCTAAGATGGTTGGTTTCCCGTATGATGAAAATGGGTTGAAGTTGATGAATACTGAAGAACAAGGATTCTTAACTAATACTGATAGATTTGTAAGTAGAGAAGAGGCTGCTAAAATAGCGTTTGACTATGGTCAGATTACTGAAGAAACGACAAGATTATTTTCAGAAGATTTATATTAAGAGTATGTGTAGAAAAACTTGTAAAGAATGTCCTTGGAAAATTAGAAATAATTTTAATGATATGATTATCGGTCACTCAAAGAAATACGATAAGTCCCACAATTGTCATATGATACCACCGGAAAAAAGGGGTGGTTTGTGGGAAACAAAAGAAGAAACAAAATGTATTGGTAGAAAACAATTTGAAAACAATAATTAAAATGGAACAAACAGAATTAGAATTTATGTTCTTTATGAAAGGAACATCAGGGTCATTTATGACAAACTTATTTAAAACCATAATGAGTGCCGATATAACAAATCAGAAGAAACTATCGTTAGGGTTCCCTAACGAAGTTGAGGTGGTTCGTAGATATCAAAACGAAGATGGTTATTGGCAAACATTACAAAAAAGATTAGGATAAGATGGATAACAAAATTTACGAATACATAAAACACGGAATAACTATTAATGGTAATCCGATAGACGGGTATACTGTTTTCACAATCCCAACTCAACATTTCAAAATTGATTCTTTACATCAATTAACCCCGGAAACTTTTGAAAACGCAATTCAAAAACAGAAAGAACGAGACGAACTAACGTCTGAGATGTTCAAAGAAGTTTTCAAAGAAGTTCAAAATGAAATTGACCAAGAGATACTAAATCAATTAAGGGGTGGAGAACCGAACCCGGATATTATCCCGATGAATACTATTGATAGGTTGTATGAGAATTATACCGTAACAAAAGTTGTGAAAAACGACGATGGAAATGAATCTCATATATCACCAGCAGGTCACTATGATAAAATAACAAAAGAAGAATTTATAAACAAACTATTAACCGATGATGACTTCTACCAAATGTGGGGTGAAAATTGTTGTGAGGAATTATCGTATATTAGACGATATGATATATGGCTTGCGAATAACTATGAGACCGGAATGGAATATAACCCCGAGATTGAACCTGATTTTGATAATGATTATTATGAACCAACACCAAAAAGAAAATTAAAATAAAATGGAATTAAGTGTAATGGAAAGGTATGTTGCATTCATTTGTAGTGAACTACCAAAAACGAGAAGAGTATTATTAACACCACCACCTCCAATGGAAAACGGAGAGTATGGGTATAAGAGAATGAGTAAAGTCGGTCCTCACGTTTATATGGAAACAACGATTGAGATTGTTGAAACATATACTCGTTCTGCTAAGTTATGTGTCAAATTTGAGGATTATCAAATGAATGATATTTTCTATATGTCCCGACATAAAGGACCGGATAAACTATTGGAGGAAATTGACAAGAAGATTGATAAAATTGTTAATAGAACCTTGGTTGATGATGGAAGACAGGAGTGGGTTAGAGAACAATATAAAATCAAGAGTGAGGACTTCCCATTATTTAAGTTTGGTCCGGGAGTTGAGGTTGATGTTTATGGTGATTTGTATAAGAGGTATCTTGTACATACTATTGAAGGTGTAAAAAATGGTTTTGATAGAATAAAAGGTTATTTAGATAATTGTTTAGTTGAGTTTGATGGTTCATATGAACACTTCTCTAACCCAACATTCCAATATGGGTATAGACCTCATACACAAGAAGAATTTATTGAGATGTTAAAAACTGACGATGAGTTTAATAAAACGTGGGGTGGTATGAGAAAAAATATTGTAGAGTAATGGATAAAAAATTAGACATTAGTTGGAAATCTTATTTAAAAACCTTACCTTTGTCCAAAGAGATATATTTGGAAGTATTTGGTGAGCCAAAGACCCACGCAGAATGGGCGGATAGTTTCAATAAAGTAGGAAGAATAAATAGATTAATAATAAAACACGCAAATGGCGAAATACGAGAATAAAAACAGAAAACCCCACTTAGGATTACTAAATTTTGAGGGTGATACATTCAGAGCATACAAACTTGGTGTCTCTGATTACGTAATTGTGGATGACCACCACGAGATAATTGAATTTACCAACACAAAAGGTATAATCTTTATTATGAATGGTGGAAAACCATTAACAACAAGTTATGGTAGAACATATACCATTCCGAATGAACACGAGAATGCTAGACCATCTGACGAACAATTAAGAAGTTTCTTGGGGTTGGCATCTTTGGAACAAGAAGAAGATGATTTGGAACTTTGGGAGTCCGTTCAATATAGAATGGATGCAGAAGGTTTTGACTATTGTTTTGAGAGTTATAGTCATTGGGATGAAATCAAAGATGAAGAATTCCACCGGTTAAGAAAAGAGTTTTTAAGAACGATGGAAGAACTGAGAAACTATATTGATAATAAAGTTGATGAAGGAAGACAAAAAGAGTGGGATGGAGAATAATTTAGACCCCAATATGATTGAGACCTTAGACCAAGTGTATGAATGTTATGAAATAGAACATAGTATGGCGACCGTTCGGTGGTTGCATCCAATGTTTCAAAACGGAACGTATAGTAAGGACAATTCCTGTCAACCACCTAATCCGGGAGAACTTCTAACAAAAGAAGAATTTTATAATGAGATGAATACAAATAGTGAATTGTATAAAGAGTGGGAGAAATCTATCACAACTCTTTATTTTTACATATCAAAACAAAATAAAAATGAATAAACCGGAAGTAATTGACGATGAATTATGGGACCATTACAGCGGGTTACCAAATCCAATGTGGTATCAACATATTAAAAAAACAGAGGATGAAGAAGAAAATACAAGTGATAGTGATGATACTAAAGTTATTACTGAATAAAATAAAACGAAAAAGAAAAAGTATATGGGACTTATAAATAATATTGATAGGCAATACCAAGCACTATTACAAGACATCCTTGATAATGGTGTGGAGAAAAAAGACAGAACCGGGACGGGAACAATCTCTGTGTTCGGAAGACAAATCAGACACAAAATGTCCGAAGGGTTTCCATTACTTACAACCAAGAAAATGCCATTCAAAACAATCGTAACAGAACTTCTTTGGTTCTTACGAGGTGATACAAATATTAAGTATTTGGTTGATAACGGTTGTCATATTTGGGATGGTGATGCTTATAAACGATACCAAACAGAAACAATGTTTAATTCAGATAACAAATGGCTTAATGAATTAGATGGTATAAATTTAGGTACGGGTGAAAAAGGGAAGGTTTATCGACAATTTATACCAGAAGAGTTCATCAACAAAATCAAAACAGATGATGAGTTTGCTAAAAAGTGGGGTGAGTTAGGAAAAATATACGGATTCCAATGGCGTAACTGGGGTGGATGGAAAGACACTAAACAAACAGGTTTTTTACACAAAACTGATAATGGATGGACTGTTAAGTGGAGCGATTTACATTCATTCGCTAATGGTACTGAGTGGTTGACAACACCAATACAGGATTCTGACCAATCTCTCTACAGTGATGAAGATGAAGGTAAAAAAGTTTACTATAAAAATATAACACTTGGTTACGATGAAAAATCTTTTTGTCCAATTCAAGTTGCTAAAGTAATCGATGATAAGTTTGACAAATATGTTGGAGGTATTGACCAAATCCAAAACCTAATCAATGACCTTAAAACAAATCCAGACTCAAGACGATTAATGGTTAATGCTTGGGCAGTTCAAGATTTACCAAATATGGTTCTTCCACCTTGTCATTATGGATTTCAAGTTTATACAAGAGAGTTGAGTTGGTATGAACGAGCGGAAATTGATGGGTTTATGGAAGGCACTAAAGAAGCATTAAGAGAGAGTTATATTTATAACTCAAATTTTAAAGGACATAGGTTTTATGGAATATTTAATGACACAGATACAATAGAAGAAATTTTTGATAAATTAAACATTCCAACCAGAGCAATCTCATTAATGTGGAATCAACGTTCAGTAGATACTTTCTTAGGTTTACCATTCAACATTGCTTCTTATGGATTGTTATTGGAGATAATTGCAAAAGAAGTTAATATGGTTCCTGATGAGTTGATTGGAAATCTTGGTGATGTTCATTTATATTCAAACCATATTGAACAAGCAAAAGAACAGATTGGCCAACCTATATTTGAAGAATCCCCAACGTTGTACCCAAATGGTCCTATGAATGAAGGTATTAAAAAACGAATAATGGTTGGAAGAACAAGAGAACCTTTTACACTACCAAAACTAATGATATGTGATGATATGAGAAGAACAGATGGGTTTAAGGCCCCATTTGATGAATTAGACCATAGTTTGTTAAAACTGATAGATTATCAATCACATCCAACAATAAAGGCACCATTAAGTAATTAATATGAAAAGTCCATTAACCGGGAAAGAAATGAAATTAGTGTCGGAACCATCCACAATGGATTACAAAGGTAAGACATACAATGTGAATCACCACCATTATCTGTGTGAATTATCAAACGAACAATTCACAACAACAGAATTGGATGAACAAAATTTACAAGAACTAAACAAACAAGTTAAACTTGATTTTTTATACCAATTTACAACAACAGAAGGAAAAATTAATATAGCAACCTTATACGAAGGTAAAGATAATTTTGTCATACCAACTCAATTAGATGAACTAAATAATTTTTTAATTGATATCGCAAAAAAAGACATCGGTATTCGTAGAAAAATAGTTACTATTGAAAAATACATTAAAAATTTAAAAACAATAAAATGATACAACCACCAACAGAATTTGAAGTAATGAGAGTTTTACATTCATTATTTACTAAAGGATTGTTAACTTGGGAACAAGTTGAAGAGTTATTAGTTGCCTCCGTCCAATTAGAGTTAATATTTCTCAATAAAGACCGATTTGAGGCTCAATCATTAGATGAATTATCCAAATATAAAATAGGTGGATAAAAAAAACCGACATTATGTCGGTTTTGTTGTTTTAAACCATTCCGGTTTGTCTATAGAAATTTTTTAAATCACCAACAGTTATTGGTGTGTTTCTTGGTCTTCCCAAAGTTCTATTGAATATTGGGTTTGAGTTGGCTAGTTTCTGAGCGGATATTGTATCAGTTTGTAAAACAAAGTTATCTGATTTACCGGCAGCAACCGGGAAAAAGTTATAAATATATAAATCTTTAGCTGATTTTATCTTACCCCTATTTTTACCTTCAACCCAAAATTCTTCAATTGCGTCCATTTGTAATTTCAGATTATTTCTCAATTCATCTAAATTATAACGTTTTCCACTAATTGTTTTAGAACTCCCCCCTCGACTATCCGGACAAAACTGTATTAATCCAACACATCCTATTGAATTTTTAACTGATGGGTCCAAATTTGACTCATGTTTCATTAATTTTATTATAGAGTTTTTATCTATACCAATTTTATTGGAAATATCGGACAATCTATTTTTAAAAAGTTTATTATTTAATAATTCTTGACCTTTTTCAGACACATTTTTTAAATCTATTGAGGCGGTTGATTCTTCACTTCCTTCGTTGTCAGTTGATTCCTCATTTTCTTGGTCACCATCTGTTGGAATAAGAAGTGACTTAATTAATGCTGGTATAATATCTCCAGCACCTTCGTTAATTTTATATAACGATTTAATCTCGTTTCTTTCTTCTTCGGTTATTATAAATTTTTTAGACATTTGAATTCTTTTATATATAAATACTAACAAACTTTAATATATTTATAAATATGAAAGTAACGATTAAACATATTGATTCTGATATTCCTGAGGAGAATTATGAATTCTTTAATAATTTTATAAAATATCTACAAAAATTATACCCATTAAAACACAATGTGGAAATTAAGTTTGTTGGTGAGAGAAAAGGGGATATGACAACCGGTCAAAGAAATAGTAAAGATGAATTATTAATTTTATCTAAAAATAGAATGAATAGAGACATTTTGAGAACACTTACCCACGAATGGGTACACGAATACCAAAGAACCGTTTTAAAACGTTCTAAAGGTCCGGATATTGGTGGTAAGAATGAAGATGAAGCGAACGCTTTATCGGGTTCTATTATAAAAAAATATGAAAAGGAATTTCCTGAGGATGAAAAAAAGATGTATAAATAAAAAAGGGACAATTAAGTCCCTTTTTTATTAATTAATTTCTAAAACTTCTAAATCAAAGATTAGTTTTTTACCAGCAAGTGGGTGGTTAGCGTCTAATGTTACTGTTTCCTCATTTATTGAAATAACTTTAACATTTACCGGACCCATTGGTCCATTACCTTGAAGTGATTCTCCCGGTTGAATTCCTTCAGGAACATTTGCCTTTGGAACTTCATTAATAAAATCAGGATTTGGTTCTCCGTAAGCTTCGGATGTTTCGATTTCCACCGTTTTCTTTTCACCTTCGGTCATATCGATTAAACCATTCTCAAATCCGGTAATAAGTTTGCCTTCACCGAGTTGAACTTCTAATGGTTCACGACCTTCAGAAATTGACGTGTCAAAAATTGTTCCGTCCTCTAATCTACCTGTGTAATGTACTTTTACACTACTGTTTGTTTCTACTTTTTTCATAAATTAAATGTTTTTACAAATTATAATAATAAAAATAATAATAATCAATCAAGATTGATTTTTTTTATAAAAAACGTTATAATTATATTAATAACTAAACCCCTTAACCCTTTTATTTTTTATGTCAAACGAAGAACACGTTGAAGAAATGTACTATTTTGCTCATCTTTCAGGAGTATTCAAAGAATTCTCAAATGAAGTAACTAAAATTAGAAATAATGACCTTAAAAAACATTTTTCAGAGGTCGTCCAAGACGTGTTTGATGAATTTGTTAATGAAGGATTAATTCAAGGTGATTTACACTTGTTTATTTAAGGTCAATTGTTGATGTTAGGTTAATATTTTCTTTAATTCCCATATATTTCCAACTTTCATACGATAAATGACTCATTCCATCCGGAAAAGTTTCCTTACATAATTCAGGGTCGGTAGTAAGTAACTTACAATCGACTGTGAATGATTTGTTATTGGTGGAGTATTTAATAAAATTAACCACAATCTCGCTACCCTCACCAAAAAGTAGTTCAAGGTCATCTTTTAGGACAATATTTAAAAAAAATTCAAAAGCTTCCTTCATATTATTAAATATAGGAAGAAAAATAGGTTTTTTCAATTAACCATTTGATTTATATCAAAATCTTATTTATAATTAAATAAAAAAACTATGTATTTAAATGTAATTTTAACGATTTTTGTGATACTTCAGATTATTACAATAGTATTAATCTACAAATGGTGGGATAAGTATGGTAGAAATTTATTCAAGTCATTCTTAGACATTAAAAAAGGATTTTCACCACAAATCCCTAATTCTGTTGGTTTTGGTGGTGTTAAAGAACCATCTTTATTTGGTAATATACCGGATATGGGTGAAATGATGAAACAACTAAATGAAATGAATAAAATGATGGGTAAAAAATAATTATGGATGTTTTAGGTGTTCAAAATGAATATGATTGGGTTGTAAAAATCTTAAAATCGTCTAAAACCTCAACACATATTGAAATGACTGATAAATTATTATCATTTTTCCTAAAAAAGTGGTATGGAATACTAAATGACGACCAAAAAAAACACATTTTTATGTGATTTTAATAACATTAAATTAGAAATTACATCTAAAATTAACAAAAATCACCCTATAGTATGATTTATGGGTAATTTTTATCATTTTAATCTATATTTATAAACTCTATCACTCACATCAGAGTGCCTATATATCTTCCCCCCAAAAAAAGGAGTTAGTTTTTTACTAATTCCTTTTTTTATTTAAAAAAATGTATTATCTTTGTAAAAAATATTAGAAATGGAACCGGAAAAGGATATATTCGACCAATGGGCGGAAAAACGTGAAAAAAAGCCGTGGATTATTAGAAAATTACAATTTATACCATCTTGGTGGAATCACGAAGGTAAGTATTACCCTAAAATGTTTAGAACAGGAGTAAAAAACCTAATTTATTGGGTTCCAATCATATGGAAAGACCGAAATTGGGATAGTGGTTACATCTTTGACATAATGAAACATAAATTAACCTCTCAAGCTGACTATATTGGGCGTAGAGATTTTCACACTCGTGCTCAATTAGACGCAAAACGAATGAGATTGTGTGTGAAATTGATGGGATTGGTCCAAGATGAGTTTTATTCAACAGAATACTCCGATTATCATAATACAAAACACTGGTTTCAAGATTTACCGGATAAACCGGGTTATTCTTCTTGGGAATCAAGATTATTAGAAGAGAATTTTGATGATTACTTCAAAAAATACCCATTAATTTACAAAAGAGTAATCAATGGTGAGGGTGTTTTTGGTAGAGAAGGTCGTGAAGATGATAAACAAATCATCGCAATGAATATCGGTCACATAAACCACGACAGAGCAAGAAAATTGTTATTCAAGATAATGGAGTCGGAAATAGAAAAATGGTGGGATTAGATTATGAGCACATTTGAAGAAGTTTGGAATAAAGTTGCGGAAGAACTCAGAGGTAATTTAACTGTTGAAGAATATAAAGAGTTAATTACCCTTGAATACGTTTTAACTTGGGGTTATGATAACCCGGGTGATGAGGAACGGCATAAAGAATTAAGAATTAAAAAACACGGAGTATAATGAGTGAAAATACAAAAGGACATTCAACAAGACACAAAGCAAAAGAATGGCCGTTAACAAATAAAGAAAATATGAAAAACTATGTTGTAGGAATTTTAAGTATGTTTGAAAATGACTTAAAATTATTTAAAGTTGAAGCTGAAGACAAATATGAAGCTTTAAAAAAGGGAATGTTAGAGTTCACACCTGATGAATATAAAGAACACGAACTTGAATTCCAAAATGGTGCAATATGTCCCCCAAATTTTGAATCATTAACTGATTATTATTCCGTGGGAGAATTAATGACAAATGTTATAGAAATATAAATTTTTTTATTATTTTTGTAAAAAAATGAGAATAACGTTTATATGTGATATTTATAATTAAAACAATACTATGGTCATATATAAAACAACTAATCTTATTAACGGAAAATTCTACGTTGGTAAAGATGTTCGTAATTTGAATTGTTATTTAGGTAGTGGAAAATTATTAAAAAGAGCTATAAAAAAATACGGTAAAAATAACTTTGTTAAAGAAATATTAGAAATATGTAATAATTTAACAGATTTAGAAGAACGTGAAAAGTTTTGGATTAAAGAATTAGATTCAATAAATAATGGATATAATTTAACTGAAGGTGGAACCGGTGGTGATACATTTACTAATAACTCAAACAAAGAAGAAATAAGAAATAAATTAAAGAAAAGAATTGTTTCTGAAGAAGTTAAGATGATAAGATTAAATAATTTAACACCATTCCAATATGGTGAAAATCACCCTAATTTTGGTAAAAAACAAAGTCAAGAAACAAAAGAAAAACGGTTAATATCATTTCAAAAAAAGGGGTTTAATTCCCCTATGGAAGGTAAAAATCATACTGAAGAAACAAAACAAAAAATTAGAGAAAAAAAAATAGGTACTATAATTAGTGAGGAAACCAAAGAAAAAATGAGAAACTCTTCAAATAAAGGAGGTAAACAAAAAATATTTGTATGTCCTTACTGTAATAAACAAGGTGGAAATACTATGTTTAGGTGGCATTTTGAAAATTGTAAAAATAAATAAAATGGGAACAATTAGAATAACTATGGTGAGCGACACACACAACAAACACAAACAAATAACTGCCGACTTACCGGGGGGTGATTTGTTATTACATAGTGGGGATTTAACATCTATGGGATACGAACACGAAATCAGAGAGTTCTGTAAGTGGTTTAATAACATAGAGGGTTACACTCACAAGGTATTCATCGCCGGAAACCACGATTGGGGCTTCCAAGACAACGTTGAGAAGGTAAAAGAGATATTAGATTTCTACACCGGAATCACATATCTTCAGGATAGTGAATTGGTAATCAAAGTTGGTGATGAGAGAGAAGTGAAAATCTATGGTAGTCCTTGGCAACCTTGGTTCTACGATTGGGCATTTAATCTTCCTAAAAATGGGATAGGTTTGGCTAGCAGATGGGAAGGAATCCCTGATGATTGTGATATACTTTTGACTCACGGACCGGCTTTTGGTATTTTAGACACTGTGGAAGGAAGAAGACACGATAATTTGGGTTGTGAGTTATTGGCCGAAAGATTACAGGTTATAAGTCCTAAAATTCATCTTTGTGGTCATATTCATACGGGTAGAAATATTGTTAAGAGAGGAGAAATTCTACACGTAAATGCTTCTGTACTGGATGAAAGATATATTTACACCCAAAAACCAATCACAATTGATTTTGATTTTGAAACAAACGAATGGGATGTTATTGTTTTTTAGATTATTCAGATTAAACTATTTTTTTTTTTAAATAGTTTAATCTTGATTGTCTCATTTTTTCTTTAGTTTCTTCAGTGGCTTTCAACCCTTTATTCCAAGAAGGTTTCCCTTTGTGTGATTCTGACATCTTTTTACGCGATTCTTCGGAAACTTTGTATAATTTTCTTTTCTCAATTAATTTCTTACGAGTATCTTCTGACACAGAATGACCCTTTTTACTTTCTGAAATTTTTAATTTGTGCTCTTCGGTTAATTTTTTACCGGTTTTAGTTAAAATCATCTTTTTAATTGAGTCTTCAGACATCCTTCCACCATCACCCCCATTTGTACCATTTGTTAAATCACAACCAATTAATTTATAATAGTTAATCCATTTAATTTCACAACCATTTAATTGTGACTCATCATCACATAATTCAATAATTTTTACATTAACGTATAAACCATTTTTTAATAATTTATTTAACCAATTATTTTTATGGGTTTCAATAATTAATCGACTATTTTTATAATGATTTTTAATTCTATTATAGAGATTAACCGCTTTACCAACATATCTTACTTCATCGGTTATTGGGTCACAAAGACCATAAATCACATTTTTATTAGGTAATTTTTTTATTTCTTCTAAAAATTTATTATTTTTCATAATTAATTTCTTTTTTAATTAAAATTTTTACTAATTTATTCATTGATAATCCTTTCTCATCACAATATTTTTTAAGTTCATTCTTTAATGACTCAGACATTCTAATTGGCCATACAACGTCTTTTTCTGTTTTAATTTTCATTTTGTATAATATTTGTTATACATATAAATATATCTGAAAACAATAAAAACCGCTTAAGAACAAAAAAAAAACCCTTCTTTTCAGAGGGGGTTTATTTTGTTTTATAAGTTTTGCCAAACAACCTGAGGTATTTTGGTCCACACTTCATCAGAACCTTCTTTTTTCAATTTAGGTAATGTTTTAATATATTTGTGAATAAACTTAGGCCCTCGTTTAATTCTTCCAATCATAGATTCACGTCTATATAGTTGGTCGGGTTTATATTGGTCTTGTTCGGATATAACTCTTTTAATGATATTAGTTAAATCAGTTTCGGTTAGTTTAATTATTGTTTTCATATTAATAAATATCTTATTAAATAAAAAATCCCATCATAAGATGGGATTTGATTAATCATTCATAATCTGTTGTAACTGAGCCATAATTCTCCCTTGTTGTTCTTGAAGTTTTTGGATTTTGTTAAGTTGTTCTTGATTTAAATCAAGACTTTCACCTTTAATTGAGGCAATTTCATTAGCAATTCTATCGAAACCATACGTTAGATTACTGTACTGTTGGGCTTTTTGTTCATCGTTCATACAATAATTTAAATCAATAAAAAAAAAAGTAAAACATATTGATTTTTTATCTGAGTATAGTATATTTATTACCAATGACGAGATACAAACTATACACGCCGAACAATTATATTACTTAACAAGTAAGTCCCTATTTTATTTTAGGGACTTTTTTTTGCCCATATGTAAACAATAAAAATTAAATATAAAACCATGAAACAAACAAAAATTGAAGATGTACAATTGTACCACGAACTTATCCAAAAGATGAGAAATTTTTTCCTTATAAAAGGATTTACTGAGATTCCGGATGGAATTAGATTAGCGATATTAGCTGCTTGTGAAAACCCGCACTCTATTATGACATATAATATTACAGATGAAAAAGGTGAAAGTGTAACTTATCCATTACAACAAACCAATCAAATGGTGTTAGAAGAAGTATTATTAGAAAACCCGGAATTAGAAGGGGTGTTTTGTATTACGACATCATATAGAGATGAAAAAAACCCAATTCCATCAAGACATAAAAAAGTTTTTAAAATGGTTGAGTTTGAAATGAAAGGTAATATGAAAGATTTGGTTAAATTCCAATCCGAATTACTTGAATATTTAGGGTTTGATTCACCGGTTGAGGTTAATTACGAAGATGTTTGTGAAGAATATGGGGGGGTATCAATTTTAGAGGATGAACACGAATCGAGAATGTGGAAAGAAAAAGGTTCGGTAATATCTTTACAAAATTTCCCACGTAGAACAAATCCGTTTTGGAATATGCTTGGTCAAGGTAATGGAATATTTAATAAGGTGGATGTTATTTTATATGGTCAAGAAACATTTGGTTCAGCTGAAAGAAGTTGTAATGTTAATGAAATGCGAGAAATGTTTTATACGATAGAGGATGGTAAATATTCTGAAAAATTGTTTGAACTTTTTAGTAAAGAAAGGGTTGAGGAGGAACTAGAAGAATTTTTAAAACACAACTTTATACCAAGAGTAGGTTGTGGTATAGGGTTTTCAAGATTACTTAGAGCATATAAACTATTAAAAAATAAATAAATAAATCAAATTCAAACTCAGTACAATATTCTTTGTTAAATAAATTAACGAATGAACTTGTAAATATTAATGGTTATAAATCAGTTTTAATTTATTATAATGAAACTTTTAATCAAACTAAAAAAGATGCAATGTTTTTAATTAAAAAAATTAAAGAAAATAAAATTACTGAGTTGGAAATAGTCTCATCAATAAAAATTAATAAAAAAGAACCCTCAAAATAATTGAGGGTTTTATTTTTTTTACCTATTTTTGTATAAAATTAAAATTATGGGATACAGAACGTATATTGGTAAAATTGCAAAAACAGAATGGGAAAAAATAACCGATTTATCAAAAAAAGAATTATATAAAATACACGATGAGAACCCGGAAGATGGTTGGGTCGGTCCGTATGACATATGTAAACCACTTTATGAATTTGGGAAATATACAGAATTTGATGATGGTAAATATTATACACCATTCTTCAGAAATAATGAAACTCAGGAATATTATAATGGTGACCACGATTTCCATATTGTAGGTAAGGAATATTTAGAATTAATTATCAAACATTATAGTCAAAAAATAAAATCATATTATTCTGATATGTTAAAATCGTTCTCAGACGACAATGGGCGATTTGATATAAAATCATTGGATACTCCTGAAAATAAAAAAGGTGTAATGGAATGTATTGGACATTGTAGAGATTTGGCTTTAGAGTGGGGTATATCCGGATGGTTTGAGGATTCATTACCTTACAACTTAGAAAATGGTGGTTCTGTAACAACAAGTTGGAAATATGAATATTCTATATTTGAACTTGTCAGACTATACAAAACATTTGATTGGGAAAATGATTTATTAATTTATTATGGTTACTAATGGCAAAAGAATTAGGGAAAAAATGGGAACAAGTTTATGACGACATAGACGAGACAATTATTTGGAGATATGACACTTCAAAGAATAAGTATGGCCCATATGAAGTGGAAATAAAATATAAAAGACCGGTGGTTAAAACCAAGAAGGTTACAAGAAAGGTTACTATTAAGTAACCTTTTTTTGTTTTTAAAACTAATAAACACACAACACCAAAAACTAATTTTTACACATCCTCAAGGGCAAATTGTCTTTGATAGTGTCCTTGATATTTATATTTATAAACTAATTAAATATCAAGGACATTATGTTATTAAAAGTGGGGTCGAAAGGTGACGATGTAAAAAAACTACAAACAAAATTAGGAACAACTGCTGATGGTGTGTTTGGTCCCGGTACCGAAAAATTGGTTAAAGAATGGCAAACCAAAAATGGATTAACTGCTGACGGAATTGTTGGTGATGGAACTTGGGGTAAGATGTTCCCAACGGTTATTAAAGAAGATATTGTTATTCTTTCTTCGGGGGGTTTAAAATTGGATAAATTAAAAGGACATATACCAGAATCGGTTATTGCTCAAATTCCGGATACTGCAAAGAAATTCAACATTACGAATCCATTAAGATTAGCTCATTTCTTAGCTCAATGCGGTCACGAGTCAGGTGGGTTCAAATTGGTTCAAGAAAACTTAAATTACTCGGCTGACGGTCTTAAAAAAATATTCCCAAAATATTTCCCTGGTAATTTATCTGAAAGTTATGCTAGAAACCCTGAAAAAATCGCATCAAAAGTCTATGGTGGAAGAATGGGTAACGGGGTTGAATCAACAAAAGAAGGGTTTAAATTTAGAGGTCGCGGATTTATCCAGTTGACAGGAAAACAAAACTATACAGCGTTTGCCAAATTTATTGGTGAAGATACTGTATCAAACCCTGATTTAGTTGCAACAAAATATCCATTAGCGTCTGCGGCATTCTTCTTTGATTCAAATAAACTATGGTCCATTTGTGATAAAGGTGCTGACGACGCTACGGTAACTGCGGTAACTAAAAGAGTAAATGGTGGGACTATTGGTTTACCTGACAGAATTAAACATTTCAAAGAATATTATAACTTACTGAAGTAATTTTTATATTTATAATAAAAAACAATTAAAATGGATAAGAAAATATTAAACGAGGATATTCAAAATATTAAATACCTTTTTGGTTATAAACCGGGAAGAGTTATTTCAGAACAAGATTTTGACTATACAACAGATGACTATTTGGATACTGAAATGGGTGAAGAAAGAAAACCTGGAAGATTAGTAAAACATATAGATAGCGGTAAACTTGTTGGTACTCACAAACACAAAAAAGGTTTTCACCCAAATCGTCACGGAGAAGAACTAGGGTTTGAACATCACCCAATTCATATTCCTTATGGAACTAAATTTGGTGCCACTGAAGTTGGTGATTTTGATTATGAGGAAGGTGATTTTAATGAAGAAGTCTCCGAAGATAAAGATGATTTATTTTTACGAAGAAGATTATCAACCATTCAAAACCTTATTGATAAAAATATTAATGAAGTTGAGGAGGAAGGAACGTTATTTAATGATGAATTTGAGTTTGCTAATAATCTCATTTCTTGGGTTGTTCAAGATTTAATCACAACGGATTATACTGACCACGATTATGATGACCTTATGGATTTAGTAAAAGATAATTTTGGTAATTACATACTTTCACAATATGTGGAATCTGATTTTGACTTTGATAGTGAGGATGAAGGTTTTGATTTTCTACCTGACGAAGATAATGACCATAGAGATGAAATGACAGAACAAGAAGAACCTGAAACAGATAGATATATGTTTTTCAGTAATTTACAACAAATTCACAGACAAACAGGTATATTGTTAGAAAAAGACCCTGAAATGATTAGTAAAATATTAGAAAATGGACACGATTGGGCTCAAGACCATATTGCAACATCAAAAGAATCTATTGACCAAGTATTTGATTTCTTAATGAATGAAGAAAATGGTGATGATAATAATAACTTTTAATATTTTAAGATATTTATAATAAAAAACTAATAATATGAAAAAAGTTGTAAGATTATCTGAATCGGACTTAACGAGTTTGGTTAAGAAAATAATAAATGAGGCTCCATTTGATTTTGATAGTTATGGGAGAATACCTGCGGATACAGATATGTCAGATGAAGAATTAAGTTCTAAAATTGGTGAGTTTCAAAACGCTCATAAAGAGTATGAAGAATTTGAAAAAAGTGATGTAAGGAAGTTATTATTTGACATGGAGATGTTATTGGTGATTGCCAAAGATTATTGTAATAATCACAAATATGATGAAGTAGGACAACCTCATCAATATTGTAGTGGAATTAAATATATTGAAGATAATATGAATAAACTTTATTCCGGCAAACATTCAAAACGAAATCCTTACCAATCACAACCAATTTATCCAAGACGACCTAAAATAGATTAATAATAAACCCCCACTGTAAAGTAGGGGTTTTTTTATGATAATTCTTTAGACATATTGATTGCCGCTTGTAAAGCTTCTTCCCAAGTCTCAATTACTTTACTACCTCGTTTTGTATATGGTATAACATAACCAATTCCGGATTCTCTCATCCATTTTTTATCTAACTTGTCAGATTTACCATATAATTCAAGATACTTATATTCCCAACCAATCCATTCCCACTCTTCATAATCTTCTTCTTTTGGTTTGTAAGACGGGTCAAATAATCTATCACCAATTTTAAATGTTTGACCTCCTCTGTGGGTATATCCGTGATAACCGGAGATGAATTGTTGGTCCGGATACATATCGTTGTATTCTATAATTGTTGCAACTCCGTGGGGATAATCTTCACAAACCATCATATTGTTTTTATAATACCACCAACCACGTTCAATATCACCAATATATCTTCCATCTTTGGTTAAAAATGAGTTTGGTAAATCGTATTCGTTTTTATCTCCAAATGTGTGAGGACCTATTTTACCTCCGGTATATTTTTCTATTAGATATTTTGCCTGAGGATTGATTAACCAACCACTTAAATCTTGTTTTGGTGTGATTCGGGACACTAGTTTTGTGAAACCTAAATCTAAATGAATTTTATTTAATTTTGATTTTCCGGTATATTCCGGGTACTTTTCAAACTTTAATCTGATTTTTCCAATGTATGGTGTTGTATTTTTAATCATAAATTTATATCTTTGTAAAATTATATGAAACATTAATTAAATAATCAAACTATTTATATGAAAAAAGAATCTCAATTAGAATACCGTAGTAAATTTTTAAATGATGTGACCGTTGTGGTTGTTTTTAATGAAGACCCGTTATACATACAAGTTAAACCAATGTTTGAACAATATGGGTATGGTTTTGTGGTTCCGGAACGAAATCTTATGATAATTGATGGTGAGATTTTGGTGGGAGAACCTAATGGTGATGACATTTTAAAATTTATTGAGGCTCACGAAGTGTCTCATATAATATTGGGTCACAAAATAGGTAATGAACAAGAAGAGATTGAGGCCGATTTGGGAGCTTACCTTTTATTAAAGGATAAAGGGTTTGATAAATCCGTGGAATTATTAATTAACTCCTTCAAAGGAAGACACGGTGTTGATTTTAATGAAGAAATGTTGGAAGACATAGAAAATAGAATATATGAAAATAGTAATTAATGAATCTCAATATTATAGAATAATAAGTGAGACAAAATATACCGATGACGATATCAGAAAAGAAGCGTCAAAATATAATTCACAAAATGAATTTAAGAAAGGAAGTCCTAAGTTTTTTTATACTGCATTCAACAGAAAAATGTTAGACAATCTATATCCGGATAGAATCAAAGGTAAAGGTAGAACTAATGTTTATTCTGATGAAGATATTAGACAAAATGCTTTGAGGTATGGTTCAACGTCTGAATTTCTAAAAAATTCACCTAAACTTTACCAATTAGCTTATAACAGAAATATTTTAGATGATTTATTTCCGGATAGAAAAAAAAATATATCTTATTCTGATGATGATATTAGAAAAGAAGCGTCAAAATATAATTCACAAAATGAATTTAAGAAAGGAAGTCCTAAGTTTTTTTATACTGCATTCAACAGAAAAATGTTAGACAATCTATTTTTGGATAGAAAAAAAAATACATCTTATTCTGATGATGATATTAGAAGAGAAGCGTCAAAATATAATTCACAAAATGAATTTATGAAAGGAAGTTTTAACATATTCCAAATTGCTAAGATTAGAAAAATGATGGATGATTTATTTCCGGATAGAAAACGTGGTAGTGGAGGTCACAATAAGAAACCTGATGATGAAATAAGGCAAGAATCTTCTAAATATAATTCACAAAATGAATTTATGAACGGAAATCGTAGAATGTTTAATTTGGCATATAAAAGAGGAATGTTAGATGATTTATTTCCGGATAGAAAAAAAAATACATCTTATTCTGATGATGATATTAGAAGAGAAGCGTCAAAATATAATTCACAAAATGAATTTATGAAAGGAAGTTTTAACATATTCCAAACTGCTTATAAAAGAGGAATGTTAGACGACTTATTCCCAAATAGGAGAAAAAGACAAAATGAAAATAGAATATATGAAAATAGTAATAACTGAAGACCAATATAAAAAATTAAGAAATCAAAATTCTGTTGATAGGATATTGGATAAGATATCAAATCAAGGTATGGGTTCTTTAGACCAATATGAGAAAGATACATTAGATAATGAAAACAATCCCAATTTTGATGAAAAATCGTTTTTAATTTCCAAAATAAAATATATCGTTGAAAAATATGGTAATATATTCTTAGATGGATTAACCGATTATGATTTACCAATTTACCAACAAAATAGTGATGAACGTCATTCAGTAAGTGAATTAACTGATAACTTTGTTAATATTATTGCTTATGGTGGTCCTGATGGAAAAACAGAATTAGCGGAATATCCGGTTAATTATGATGAATTAGAGTTAGGTACGTTAAAATCTATTGATGATGTAATAAACGATTATGAATATGGTGAATAATGAAATTTATTATAACAGAAAAACAACATAGATTAATTGAAATAAGAGTTCCAAGGGACGAAAGAATTGAGTTATATAAAGATGATAATTTAATTATTGTTGTACCATTAACTCATAGAGCATTAAAAAAATACGCCAACAGATGTCAATGGTGTATTAATAATGATATTGATGAATGGGAAAACTATCACCAAGGGTTGTCTTGTGTTATCATTCAAAGAAACCCACAAAAAATTAAAGTAGGTATTACCGGTAACGCCACGGCAACAGAAATATTCCAATTAAGAATGTTAGATACAGAATCATCAACACTTGAAGACGTTAATCAAATGTTACAATATAATTTTGAAACTGAAGAAATTGCTGAAAATTATTATGATAAGTTGATTAGTGATTTTAGTAATTTTGCTACAAATATTGTTTATTATGGTGGCCAATCTGACTCGATGTGTTTTGATATGGAAGATAATTTAATTCAAAACTTTGGATATAATATTAGTGACGTTCCAAATATGTCACCCGAAATCATCAAAATAATGGATAATTATTTAGAATCAAATAGACCTGAATACGATGAACTTTATAATTAGCGAAAATAAAAGAAATATATTTATCTTAAAATGGTTAGAAGAGAACTACGGTAATCTTAACTATAGAACACCGGAAGGTCTCCCAACTTGGTTTTATTACATAAAAAATGGTCAAGTTGAATTAGATTACCTATCAAAATACAAACGATTAACATTTAGTGATGATATTTTAAATTTTCTTCGAAATTACGCAGGATATAATTATTTAGAGGCTAAAACAATAGTTCGTATTTGGTTTGAAAATTCATATAAATTAGATGTTGAAGTGGTTGCAACCCCTGTTGATATTGTATATCGTAATTGGGAGATTATGTCTAATAAATAATCATACTGACATAATAACACTTTAACCTGACATCTTGTCAGGTTTTTTGTTTTGGCACGATTTTGATAAAATAAAATTTGTGCTTGACACATTAAAAATAAAAATATATACTTTAACAAAACTTATTAAACTATGGGAAAAATTCTAGGAATTGACTTAGGGACAACAAATTCGTGTTGTGCCATTATGGAGGGAGGAGAACCCGTTATTATCGCAAATTCAGAAGGAAAAAGAACAACTCCTTCAATCATCGGATTCATCAACGAAGGAGAAAGAAAAGTTGGTGACCCGGCAAAAAGACAAGCGGTAACCAATCCGACTAAAACAATCTCTTCTATCAAACGTTTTATGGGTACGACTTATGAAGAAAGTAAAAAAGAGATTGGAAAAGTTCCGTATTCTGTTGTTAATGAGAATTCTCAACCAAGAGTTCAAATTGACGATAGAAAATACTCACCACAAGAATTATCGGCAATCATCCTACAAAAGATGAAACAAACTGCTGAGGATTATTTGGGTGAATCTGTAACTGATGCGGTAATCACCGTTCCAGCTTACTTTAACGATGCCCAACGTCAGGCCACAAAAGAAGCGGGTGAAATTGCCGGATTAAATGTTCGTCGTATAATAAATGAACCCACATCTGCTGCATTGGCTTACGGACTTGACAAAAAAGGTGATAGTAAAATTGTTGTCTTTGATTGCGGTGGTGAAATTCACGCCTCCGCGTATTAATTTAATTAATATGTAAAATTAAAAATCGGTAAATTGACGGGGAACCTCTTAGAGTTTAACTAACCAAACTATAATAGAGATATATATGGTGGCTGAATTAATTACTCAGGTATGGTAAAATAAGTTAAAATTGGGAAATCCGCAGCGAAGCATCTTAGTGATATGATGAACGTTCAACGACTAGGTAAAGTAATCTTAATATTTAAGAAAAAATACCCACGAAAACCGATAATAGGTGGAACTTGTAAAAAAGTTTTTGACATCTATTAAGATATAGTCTGGACTATGATGAAAGTCATAGAAGTTAGGATAAAGAGCCTAACGATAACAAAACGGGAACTCACGACGTATCAGTATTAGACTTAGGTGGTGGTGTATTTGAGGTATTATCTACCGATGGTGACACACACTTAGGAGGGGACGACTTTGACCGAGTAATCATTGATTATTTAGTTGAGGAGTTCAAAAACGAGAATGGTGGTTTAGACATCTCAAAAGATGCTATGGCGTTACAAAGGTTAAGAGAAGGAGCTGAGAAAGCGAAGGTTGAATTATCTTCATCTCCTCAGACAGAAATCAACTTACCTTATTTAAGTGCTGATGCGACCGGACCAAAACACTTGGTGAAAACATTAACAAGAGCGAAGTTTGAACAACTTGCTTCTGAGTTAATTAAAAGAACAATTGACCCTTGTAAAACGGCATTGAAAAACGCGAAACTTAAGGTTTCCGATATTGATGAGGTTATCCTTGTTGGGGGAACAACAAGAATCCCGGCAATACAAGATGCGGTTAAGAAGTTCTTTGGTAAAGAACCATCAAAAGGTGTAAATCCGGATGAGGTAGTTGCTTTGGGAGCGGCTATCCAAGGAGGTGTATTAGCCGGTGATGTGAAAGATGTGTTGTTATTAGACGTAACACCATTATCTTTGGGTATTGAAACGATGGGTGGAATATTGACTCGTTTAATTGAGGCGAACACAACAATTCCAACCAAAAAATCACAGGTATTCTCGACAGCTGTTGATAATCAACCGTCGGTGGAGATTCACGTCTTACAAGGGGAGAGACCGATGGCTAAAGACAACAGAACGATGGGTAGATTCCATTTGGATGGTTTACCACCATCAATGAGAGGGGTTCCACAAATTGAGGTAATCTTTGATATTGATGCAAATGGTATTATTAATGTTTCTGCGGTTGATAAAGCAACAAACAAAACACAATCAATTAGAATTGAGGGTTCAACAGGATTATCTCAAGAAGACATTGAAAGAATGAGGGCTGAAGCGGAAGAAAATGCTGAAGCAGACAAAAAACTTAAAGAGGATGTGGATGTATTAAATTCTGCTGACAACCTGATATTCCAAACAGGTAAATCTTTAACTGATTTAGAGGATAAGATTTCTGAAGAACAAAAAACAGAAATAACAACTCTTCTTGACAAATTGAAAGAATCACATTCTAATAAAGATGTTGAAAATTGTAAAACACTTATGGATGAACTTACCCAAAAGTTCCAAACTATCACTCAGGATTTATACAATAGTGTAAATGAAAGTGAAACAAGTGAATCAGATATAAACGCTTCAGACGTAGAGTTTGAAGAAGTTAAACCTGAATAATATTTTACAATAATGTTTTTTTTAATCCCAATAATTTTTTTTATTGGGATTTTTTGTTTATCTTTGTCAAATAAATTAAATAATATGAAAACATTTTTTAAGTTAATGGGGTTTTATGTCTCAAGAAGTGGTGTATTACACACTAGAACATTATTTGCTGAGTTTATTGCAAATATGAGTGTTACGGATGGTGATTTCATCTATTTGGGCAGAAATATGTATAAATTAAATAAAGAATAATGAAAGTTACAGAATTTTTAGATTGGATTGTTGCGATGAATTTTCAACATTACGAAACAGAATCATTTCCTGATTATACACCTTCGGGGTCATCACATTTTTACCTACTTGGAAGTCCGGAAAGATTTACAAGTGAGGAATTAGAGAATATTTACACAGGTAAAATGGATGATGAATTACGTGAGAGATGGAATTGGGCTTTAACTGATAAACAGAAAGAAGAATGAAAGGAATATTAAAAAAAACAACAGGTGGTTTTTTTGTTTGGTATGATAAACCGGTTGATGAGGTTTCTACGACATACGACTCACTTCCGTTACATCCGAAAGCTACCGAAGGGTGGTCGGTAACGGAACGAGAAGATTTCTTCAAAAAATTTATTGATAAACCAATTGAATTTGAAATTGTTAGTGAAACCATTACCGGTGAATTTAGTGCAATGGGTGGTGGTTATACAAATTACCAAGTTCAGTTAGCAAAACCAATTAAACCAAAATTTGATTGGGAATATTGGAAATATAGATGTTTGGCAGCCGAGCATTTTATTGAAGAAAGTCCTTGTGACCCGGATATATATCCAAAACAAATAGAAGCGTATAACGAATGGCAAAAATGGGTAGAAGATGAAAGGTAGATTAAAGAAAATTGAGGATAAGTGGGTTGTTGAATATTCTAAAGTTAAGTATGTTGGTGGTAACCCCAAAGTTCTTGGGAGTTATACCAAAAAAATGATGATAAAAACATTACCATTAACACCGAAAAATCAGGAGTATATGAATTGTTTTCTTTATGTTGATTCTAATACTGAAGTAGATTTTAAGGAAGTGTTAGTTAATCCTATGGGTAGAGAAGTTGACCACACTAATTTAGGTCAAAATCATTCAGGTTGTGTTTGGTATGCTGAACTAACTTATGATGAAGATTGTGTTAAAGAAGAACAAAAACAACATCTAATTGATATGATGGAATCTGATGAAGAATTGGGGTTATATGATGATAACTTTGACTCTGCGTTGGATAGTTTCAAAAAAACATTAAATAAAAAATATGATGAACCCCAAGAAATCAAATTTGAGGATGTCTTCAACGATGAGAAAAGAGAAAAAGTTAAAGAGGTTATTCACCAACACAAAGTTCTAAAAGATTTAAGTTTGGTTAATCCCGCTCACTTACAAATGAATAGTAATGGTCACGGAGAATTCCCCGATGGTTATAAATTAACTGAAAAAGGTATTCAATATATTATTGAACAATTAAATAATCCCCAAGAACAAAAAATGTATAGTGAACAAGAGGTAAGAGATTTACTTGAAACTCAAAGAGGGAATTGTTATGTTGCAATATTATCTCAAACAAAAAATGATGAAATTGCCTCAATTGCGATACAATCACCCGAACCTGGTGGTAAAAATGGAACTTGGGTAAAATAAATAAAAATATGGAAAATGATGAAAACGATTGGGAAGAAATCTTATTTGATTTTATAGATTTTTACCCGTGTATGTTACCCCACGAATTATTTGAATGGTTGGAGGAAAATTACGAAATACCAAAGAAAAAAGATGGAAAAGATTAAAATTATATTTTTAGATATAGATGGAGTTCTTAATGTTTACTCCCACGACCACGATGAGTTTGGTAGTCAATTCCAACCTCAATTCGTCAATAACCTTAAACGAGTTATTGAAGAAACCGGTGCCAAGATTGTAATATCATCAACTTGGAGATATGATGGATTACAGAGAATGAAAGATTTATGGGAAAAGAGAAACCTTCCCGGTGAGGTGATTGATATCACACCGGATTGTACTTACCTACATAATGAAGGTTTATTTGAATGGTTAGACCAAGTTGAGAGAGGTCACGAAGTGGAATATTGGTTGGATGAACACCCTGAAGTGGAAAAATATGTTATCTTTGACGATGATAATGATTTCTTACCCCACCAACGAGGAAATTTTGTTAGAACGGCTAACAACATCAATCATCCGGATTCATTAGACATCGGATATGGATTAACAAATGAATGTGCAAACAAAGCAATTAGAATATTAAAAGCGTAATAAAATGAAAACAGTATTAAGAATAGTAAGTAGAGAAGGTAGTGAATTTATTGATATTCCAAACCCTTACAATATGACACCGAGAAAAGACGACCATTTTGTGTGGAAAGAAGAAAGTCATATTGTTTCTTGGGTTGAGTTTGATTTTGACACAAATACTTTGTATATTGTATCAGTAAAGAATTAATAAGATGAAAACATACACAAAAGGAAACGTAATAGTTGAGGAGATTAAAGTTGGTGATATTCATTATGAATATGAATATGGTATGGGGATTAAATCTGAGGTAATTACATTACCAACGTTGAATAAAACCGGACAATATGAATGGAAAAACAAAAATGTGAAAACCGGTAAAGAAATCAATTACTTGGTTGACCCAAAATATTCACATTACTCGGCAAATCTCTATAATTATGAAGCGTATAAAGTTAATACATACATATAAGATGCAAAACACATTTACAATAGACGAGATTAGAAAGTATATCCTATCACAGGATAGTATGGGTGATATCCTATACAATTTAAGTGTCTCAAAAATACTTGAAGCAAATGAACCTGAAGAAAATGATGATGATTTGGATGATTTGGATGATGATGGTATTAGAGCAATGTTCCAATAATGGTAACAACAGAATATCTACAAGAGGGGTGGGTTAAATTCACTAGAGTCCCCTGTATAGAGGGGTGTATTGATGTTTGGTATGGTGATTGTGCTCATAACCCAAATAGTGAAATTAAACCACATTTGAACTTAAATAGTTTTAGAACCTATGTCAGATTAAATGGTGAGGGTAAATGGTTTAGTAATGATTATAGAAGAGGTTTAAAGAGTTTTACTATGGAAATGGGTGAAGTTTCAACATCTCAAGAAATTTGGGACGAAATAAGTAAATATAACGAAGAATGAATAAAGAAATGAAACAATCAGATTTAAAAGTGGGTGACAAAGTTACTTATGTTCCAAAACATATTGGAGATAGAATTGAAAATGGGATAGTAAAAGAAATTCCGGAACATACCACAACATCTGTAAGAGTAGTTTATAATTGTGCCGGAAATTGGGATGACTACCAAAACTACACATCTGCACTTACTGACTTAACAGATTTACAAATTGGGTGGAAATAAGTAAATTTAACGAAGAGGTTTAGGTGGGGCTATTGAGAAACTTCCCACCTAAATCCTTTATATTCCTCTTTTTTGTTTTTAATAATATTAGAATATAATGTTTGAAAGGGGATATCACTATATTTTCCAGCATTACGAATACTCTTATAGGTGTCCATCAATTCGCCAGTTAATGAGTATTTTTTAATTGTTAAATTATTTATTGGGTCGGAATCCCCCAAAAGTTCTTTGAATTTATCATATTTTCTATTTAATTTACTAACATTTCCATCCCCATATATGTAATTAAAAAAACATCTTAATTCTTTTTTACGATACACCCTTAATTTAAGAATTAAATCACCATTTTTTTCGGCAACAATATCCGGTTTTTTTAACTCAATATTTAGGTTATTAAAAATTGGTGTTAAACTATTGTATAATTTTTCACTAAGAATTAATGAAAATCTTGGGAATAAATCTCCGGCACTATTTTTACCTTCACCAACATATCCATCACCATCAAAAAGACCTCTAATTAAATGGGGGTATAAAATTTTATCAATTTTTGGTAAATCTACCGTAAATGATTTTGATTGTTGGATTCCTAATTTATTTAATGATTCTGATATTTTTTTTGAACATATTTGTAAAGTATGTTGTTGATATGTTTTATTTGTTCTTTTATCATAAACAAATATTTCACTTATTTTATGACCTGAATCCAATTCACTTTTAATAAATTCTAAAATTTCCAAATCTTTTAATCCAAATTTTAATTTATTTTTACTAACATAACCATCAGACATTATCCACCCTAAGATGTATGCTTTATTGGGGGTATCTATGTTATCAAAATAATTTTCATTTAAGGATTTAGACCGAGTATTAGACCCTATTCTTAATTTTAAATTAATACCTTCTTTTTTTAATACTTTTTGTACTGGTCCATACGATTTAAACCCAAAATATTTGGCAATCGTAATCATAGTTAAACCACTATTATACATCTCAATAACTTTTTCTTTATTTATTTCTTTTTTAATCATTTTTTATTATCTTTGTAAAAACATTTAATCAATCACTATATCTATAAATATCACATAAAATGGAAAAAGACAAAAAAAAATCAATTTTATTTCTTGATTGCGACGGAGTTATATGTTTAAGTAACAATTGGGGTGGGCGTTCCAAAAAATGGGATAAGTTTAAAAAACTTAATCCCGACGCAGTAAGCGACACAACCGCACCAGTTGAGGTTAGATTTGATGATTTTGATAAGAAAGCCGTTAAGGTATTGAATGAGGTGTTGGAAGAAACCGGTGCGGAACTAGTTGTTTCCTCTGATTGGAGATTACACGCGACATTGGAAGAACTTGGAGAATACTATCTTTCACAAGGAATCATCAAAAAACCAATTGCATTCACCAAACGATACATCGGTTGTGATAAACCGGACGAATTTGAATGGTTTAGACAAACAATGTACGAACAACAAAGATGTGTAGAAGTTAGACAATATCTAACCGACCATCCTGAAATCACACATTGGGTGTGTATTGATGATTTATCATTAGGTGAAGATGATGGATATGGATATAAAAGAAACTGGGGGCTAACTAATTTTGTTAGAACACCAAGACAAAGTGAAGGAATCAAACAAGCAGGTGTTAAAGAAAAACTATTAGAATACCTTAAATAACTTTATTATGAGCGTCAAAAAAAATTTAAATGAATGGTATAAATTTGTTTTCAAAAGAAAACAATATGATAGAGAAATGAGACAGGGATTATTGGAATTGTTTGAAGAATTATCTGAATCTGAAGAGGAATGTAATGATGTGAAATATTACAACGTTGATGATTTATTAGATAAAATTTCAAAAAATGGTATTAAATCATTAACAAATGATGAATTAACTTTTCTTAATAATCAATAATATGGAAAGAATAGAACACAAAACATTTAAAGATAATAGGGGGTCTTACACCCCCATTCCATTAATTTGGAATAATGTACAATGGTACCAATGTTCAATTAGTGTTAATGATAAGGAATTTACCTTTAGAGGTCTTCATTATCAAACAAATCCACCACAAACAAAGTATATTAAAGTGGTTCAGGGTTCAATCGTTGATTTTGCTGTTGATTTAGAAACAGGTGAGACGGATTACATTGTTCTTCGTGATTCTGATTCGGTATTAATACCAAATGACAAGGCACACGGATTCTTAACTTTGGAACCAAACACAATTGTTGTTTATTTAGTGGAAGGGGAATACAATCCGGAATCGGAACATAGTATTGTTTGGTCAACTAATGAAATAGTTAAAGAGGTTATTCGTAATTTTACTAAAGGTGACCCGATTGTGATATCAGAAAAAGATGAAATAGGTAAATAATATCTGAATGACTGATATTTATCAGTATGGTTCAATACTTCAAAGATATTCTTACAACATTCTCAATGGCTCAACGTATTTGGGTTTTATTGATTTTGGTTACGTTTGGTTTGTTAATAACATTCGGTTCAAATATTATTGAAGTAATAAAACCTGACCCAACACAACAAAATTTGATTATTAAACGACAATCAAAACAAATAATATATCTTAACACACAATTAGATAGTTCGTCGATTAGAATTGATGTTTTGACCCAAAAAGTGATTGATGGTCAAACACAGTGTACTAAACAAAGACTTAATCGAGAAAAAGAAATCATAACTCAGATTGATGAAATTATGAATATGGTTAGAGGTAATGTTAGACCTCATCAAATGGTTATAAAACCACATCCTTCACCACCGGTTAATGGGGATACAATAGTGGTTGCGGCTAATGAAGTTAGATATATTGAGGATGATAATTCTGAACAAATTATGAAAGGGTTATGTGACCTAAAAGAAAAAATTAAAAGTAAGAAATGAAAATATCAATAACTGAAGACCAATTTGATAAAATTAAAATTGCCAATTTTTCCGATTTAACCAATAGTGGTACTTGGGACCCAAATATAATGACCAAAGTTGGTATGGGTAAAGAACCATATGTATTTATTGATGGTGAGTTTATTAAACGAAGTGATTCACCAACAATAAGAAGTAATAAGGTTGTTTATTTGTCAGAAAAAACAGCTGAAAGATTTAATAAATTGGTGAGTAAAGCTAATGAATTACGTGAAGAGTCGATTAGACTAAAGAATCAATCAAAGAATATATTAGATTACATATCTCAACAAGTAGGTCGAGAAATTAAATAAAAAACCCCCTTGATTGGGGGTTTTTTTACTCCTGACTTGTAGCGTCTTTCACTTTTTTCTTTGTGTTTGTAAATTTATCAACTGATGATAAACCTAAACAACCAAAAGCTAATAAAGCGACGGCGTCTACTAAAACCGGTGATGGGGCAACATCCACTGTTGAAAAACTATTGTGATACATTGTAACACAAAGCATTACCGAACACATAATACCGACAAATCTCTTTGATGATACAATTCCGTGTTCGTCAGTGAACAAACCTTTAATTCCCCCATAAATACTTGAAAAAATACCCATAATTATTAGTTTTAATGATTTATGGTAAATTAACGACCTTGACCTTGATAATTCTTTTCAGTTCTGTCGTGTTTGTTTCTAGATTTTTTATGTTTTCCGGAAACCTTTTTTTTATTAAAAGAAACTTTAGTACTTGATGAGGAACCACCTTTTGGTTTTGACATTTTTATTAAATTTAATTCGTTTATTTACTCATATATAAATATCTTTAAAAATAAAAAAGGGGACGTAGCGATACTTCCCCTTTATTTTGTTACCATCACTGATAACGGTCCTAAACGTCCCCAATGGTGGGGTATTTTATTTCTCCTTAACAAGGATTAAACATCTTTTCAGATATTCTTTTGCTCTTGAGGAGGGGTCTTTGTGAGCTAATACTTTTTCAATATCTTTTACAAGGTCTTCTCCGTGTTCGTTTTCTTTGTAAAGTTCAATTACTTTATCCATAGCTTTTTGACATTCACCGTTGGTTTCGTCAAAATAGTTTTTGTTTCTAAAAGTATTAATGTGGTTCATTAAGTTATACGCTAAATGTTCTCCACTATCATCAATACCATTATGTAATCTCAAAGTTCTTAATACATCTAAAGTATCAACCATCCCGTTAATACCTCCATCACGTTTTAACACGTTTGAAGTGTAGCTATTAAATTTATCTGATGGTCCAACCATGGTATCTAGTGAAATTACATTACCGGCAACACATCTTGGTTTTTGGTCTTTTTCTGAATCTTGTTCAATCAAATGTTTTCTAATTGATTGACGAAGTTCTCTTTCGTTAATTACTATCTTTTTCATAAATGAAATGTTTTTATACTATAAATATAGTGAAAAATGAAATTATTTCATTATTTGTTAAATCTGTTTAATGCGTTTTGTGTTATGAATACAAATTCAGAATTTCTAAATTCATCTAATGTTTGTGAATTAGTGTAAGACATTGCAGATTTTAAATAATCTTTGAAATTTTCGGTCCATTGACCAAGAGTATATTCCACAGGGTTTGTTTTACTAATCCCTTCTGAAGTTTTTAAGATTTCTCTACCCCACTTTTTTTGAACTTCTTTGGTGCTCATACCTCTGAATGATTTTTTAAGGTTTTTTCTTAACCATTTATGGTTATTCCAAATATATTTAGATAAATTTTTACTTAAAGAAATTCCAAATAGTTTTGTGGTTGAACAAGATTCCAAACATTTGTTTAAGATTCCACCTAACATCACGTAGTCGGCGCCTAACATAATTGCTTTGATGATATCGTCATAATTTCTGAATCCACCGTCGGCAACAATTTTGGTATTATAACCTTCTTTTTTCTTATATTGGTAACATTCGTGGATTAGGGATGCCATTGGGAAATGAACTCCGGTATTTGCCGATGTTAAACATCCGGAACCACCACCAATCCCAACTCTTACATAATCAACACCAATCTTGGCAAGTTGTTTGTATGTTTTTGGATTTGCAACATTTCCAACCATTAAAACGTGGTTCCTATTTTTCCTGTTTTTTACAAACTTTTCACATAATTTATGTAATTTCTCGATGTGACCGTTCGCGATATCAACTAGTATTCTAACATCACCAAAATCTTCATTTTCAACATACCACTCAACATAAGTTTCAAACTCATCCAAAGATATTGATTTGAATGTTCCCGGGTAATCTTTATAACCTCTTGGCATACAAACGGGTATTAAATTATCCTTGAATAAGTGATAATTTTTTTCATCAACAACTGTATCCATTGGTGACACCATTACTGGTAGATACATTAATTCATTGTATGGACTAACTTCTTTTCTTGATGAGATTGTTGATACGGATTCAGGTACGATTGTGATGTCCTTAAAATCAAATTTAGGGTTTTTCATATTTTTTTAAATAATTTTACATTATAAATATAAATGAAATTTTGGATATAAAAAAGATTATCCAACAATTAAAGTATTTATTGTTATGATTAGTGAAAGACAAATTGAATTAATAAATAAAATCGCATCTAAAGAAACCTTCAAATATACAGGTGAGATTATTTCCGGTGTAGATATTAAGGCAGATATTGATTATAAGTTTAAAATTACCGGCCATAGAAAAATGATGAGTGTAGGTGAATATTATGATTACCTACTACTAAAGGTTGTAATTACAGGTGTTCACGACCGTATAAGTAAATTATTATTTGACCCGACACCTACGGAAGAAGGTAAAATGATTGCAAAAAGTTTTGAAAATAGATTATATAAATTTTATTCAGACTTAAATCAAGATATTCAGGATTATCTGAAATATTTTAACGATTCCGGAGAAGAATTTGTAAGAACAACAATTGATGATTTAAGTTTTGATTTTAAAGATTCACCAAAATTAAATTTGGAGAATAATAAAAAATTACGTATATTTGTTTCTAATCTAAAACAATCAATATTAGAATCTGATATGAGTAGAATGAGTAAAATTGCCGTTAGAACAACCGTAACAGATATTGTTCGTAAGTTAAAAGATGGTGAATCAGGAACTTTTTATTTACCGAGTGAAGATGGTGAAGAATATGAATTTACGAATCTACCATTTAAATATTCTGTTGAATTAATCCTTAAAATTGATGATGATTTGGATGGGTTCCAAGTCAATGGTAGTTATTCATCTGATGATGAAGTAATTGAGGTGATGGTTGTATATAATCCAAAAACATTAAGAAGAAATTTCTATAATATAATTGGTGAATTAAACGATATTGTTGCTCACGAGTTGGAACACGGATTTCAGTATGTTACCGAAGGAAAAATACATCAAGAGTCACCAACAGAATCATTTAAGTATTATACTCAACCTGACGAAATTAAAGCTCAAAAAGTTGGATTCAGACGAGTTGCAAAATTAAGAAAATTACCATATAATGATGTGGTTAAAGATTGGTTTGATGACCATAAAGACATTCACGGATTAACAGACAATGAAATGGAAAAAGTTATTAATATAATAATTAATGGTAAATAGTGGTCAAGTAAAAGGTGTTATTTCATATTTAACTAAATTAACTCATACAATCAAAATGTTCAACTTCAAATTTACCGATGTTGAATATAAAATTGATTACAAAGGAAAAGTTGTAATAGAATACAATTTATATATTCAATCTAAACAAAAAGACATTCCTTGGTTATGGGATTATTTTAGTTGTAAATCCAAACATATTGTAGAAGACGCTTGTAACATAGTTGGTATTAGTTTTGGTGATGTGAAACCGATTGTAAACCTTATTTACGTTGATGATTTTGAAACTCAAAGATATAGTGGATATATTCCGGGAACATTTGGTAAGAAAATATCTAATGATATAAAACAAAACGGGCCAAAACAAATTAAATCACACTTTTTTTGTGGAGGTGAGAAAAAACAATTAATATTAGATGTTACTTACAAACTTTCTGACATCTATATTGATGACGGAATTACTACGGACGTTTCAGTTTATTGTGGTCAAATACTTGTTGATAACGAACCTTTAGAAAACATACCTCAAAGCCTTGCAGAAACTATTATTGGATATATAAGTGAGGATTATAGTCTTAGGTATCCTTTAGATAGTATTATTTGGGATGAAGTAACTCGTTATATGGAATTAGAAAGTTGTGAAATATGGACACATACATACACATATCTTAGAAATATCGGTGATACTGAAGTTGAAGATACAGACTATATTGGACATTCAACATTCTCTAGTAAGATGTGTGATTTTATTTCCGGAGATTATTAACCTTTAAATCTTTTGATTAATTTTACAATTATCTCCTTTAAAGTTGCCGAAGATATTGTAATAATTCCGTAAGATGTTAATATTTTAACGATTTTATTAATATCTTGTATAGTTAAATTTCCTGAGGATAATTCGTGAATATATGGTAATAATGGTATTAAAAATGCAAACCCTAATACATTTGTGACTTTAAATAATGTAATGTTAAGGCTTTCCATAAAATCATAAAACGTATCTTTTAATTCCTCCGTTTTAGATTTAGCAACCTCAAATTCATTTTCCAACCCCTGTTCTTTTATTTTATCGGTAACTTTTTTAATTAATTTAGGACTATTAAATAAAAATGTAGCGATTACACCTGTTAATAATAAACTAATCTCAACATCATTCATTGATGGATATTTACCTTCTAAAAAATTACCAACCGGTCCCATCATACCACCAATTGATGCACCAAAGGTTAATATACCAATTTTATCATTACCGGTTATTTCTTTAATTTGTGATGTTATTAACTTACCAATATCACTATTTTTTTTTATAATGTTACCCAATTCATTCCCAATTGATTCATTAAGAATCATTCTTTCTTGGGATTCGGTAATTAATATATTCATTTTCATAACAATAAATACTTTAAATATATTTATTATTAAATAGAATTTAAAAAATATGAATCCAAAATTAGAAAAAGGTGATAGAGTATGTCTCTTATATATGCCAGGTGAAATATCGATGTACCCTGGTGAGTGCGGAACTGTTACGAGTGTTGATACAATCTTTGGTGATATTCAATATGGTGTAAAATGGGATAATGGTAGTAGTTTAGCGTTATTATCGGATACCGACGCTTGGAAATTTGAAAAAAAACAAATTAAAGAAGACGAGTTAGACCGAATGAATGTTTTATACAAAAACATCGATGTATTCCGTTTTTTTAAAATGGGATTTTTACACAAATACTTATTAGCCATTAGAAAAGCAAGTATTGTTAATATGTTTGAGTCACCACCTTATTTATGGATGGGTAGAGAAAGAATTAAACACGAATATAAATATAAAAATATATCAGATGAGGAAGCCTTTGAAGAAATGTTAGATATGTCTAACCAAGCACAAGCGGAAATGATTAATGGGGTGATAGATTACTTAGAAGACCAAGGTATAGAAGAGAATATGGATAATATCAATAAATACCTGAGAAGATTTGCAACTATGATAGTTCAAAACTATATGTACATCGGATAATTCAATAAACAAATATATTTATATACAAAACAAACAATATGAAAAATTTATTTAATAACATTTCTCAAGAAGAGAAAGATAGAATTTTAGAAATGCACTCAGCTAAAAAGAATGTTATATCAGAACAATCATCATTTCCGGGTCAAACAATAGTTACTCAACCAAGAAGACAACCACGAACTGTGGTAGGTAACCCACTTCAAATTCCCGGACAAACAACACCAAATAGACCTGTTGTTAAACCAAAACCAAAGCCGGTAACACCAGCACCATTAAAAAAGGTTACTGAGGGTATGACAGTCAATTTATATAATGAAAGTAATCAAAAAGGATATCCTGAAAGACATACTATCGTTAAAATAACAGAGAATAGTGGTAAAGTTGAACTACAATTAGATAAAGATGCTGAATTATCATTAACATCACCTAAACTTGTTTATGAATGTGGTTACGATTTTTTAGGGATGGAAAGTAATGTTATGGATAAAGGTAAAATAGTTTATAATAAAGAATTAATTAAATCGTTAGAAAATCAATTTTGTTCTAAAAACACTCAAGGGAATACCGTTCCAAAGGCTGACTTTGCAATGAATAATCAACAAAACGATACCACAACAGGTATTGCTTAATACAAAACAAACAATATGAACGCATATTTTTTTAAAATGACAAATGAGGAAAGAGAAAACATCCTTGACCAACATAAAACAATTTATGATGGATATGTAACAAGTTACGCACAACAACCAAAAGAACAACCATTATATACTCAGGATTTTGCAAATGACAAACAAGGCCTTACAGTTAATAATAAAGGAGTTGTTACCGCATATAAAAATATGGGTATCAACGAGATGAAATATGACGGGAAATCAACAGGTTTATTCTCTGAAGAAGAGCCAAAAGAACAAGGTCACATATCAGGTGGTAGTATATACGAACCGGAAGAATCTTTTGAATCTGAAGATAAAGATGATGAATACTACGTTTCATTAGGGGAACAATTAGATATGATTGGTGATGGTGAAGATGATTTGGACCACGGAACATTTGAAGATGATGATTCAGATATGGTTTTAGTTAGTCCTGAAGCTTATGATGATGAAGATTACTATGCGTCACCGTCAGATGATTATAAAGACAGAAGTATGTATGACCCATACTATGGTGATGAAGATAATGATGAATTAGTATTTAACCTTGGGGACGGAATATTTGATGATGAAGATGATATTGATGATGAAGAAGTTGAAGGATTATTTGATGATTTAAGAGAATCGTTAGATATGTTTAAAAGATTTACAAAATATAACTAATATGAAGAAAGTGATTAAATTAACAGAACGTGATTTAATGAATATTGTTAAACGTGTTATTAATGAGCAATCGTTATCACTTGAAGCAAAATTAATTGAAAAAGGTTTTAAAAAAAATAAAAATATGTTATCTAAGAAAATAACCGGAGTTGGTGATTTTTATTTTAACTTAAAAAATAATGGTGCTGAAATTACAATACTAAATCCTAATAATAGAGTAATTTCAAAATTTAATTCTAAATTTAATTCAAATTCTTCAAATAAAATTAAATTAGGATTTAAACCTGATATAGAGGCTGAAAGATTATTAGATTATATTATTAAGTCATTCGGTAACTCAGGTATTACAGCAAGTTCATCACCATCACCAATCGATGAGGATAGATTAGATTTTGGTAGTATGTCTGATGACGAATTACACGATTTACATCCAGAAATTAAGAGACATCCAAGACATTTTAAAAATTTTACTCCAACATCAGAGTATTTAGGATGGAGAGGTGAAGTGGATAAAAGAAATCTCTATAAATATAGAGGAAAATTCCATGACGCTTTCGATAAGAAAACTGAAGATTAGAAAAAATGGAAATTAAAGATTTAGAATCGTTTTATATAAATGAAACATCACAAACATTAGATGTTACTTTTAGAATATTAAATGATAATGAGGACGAAATTAGAACAGACCAAATAGATTTAAGTGAAACAAAAACATTTGGTTATGAATTTTTAAAAGATGAAACTGATGATTTGTGGGGTGATGAGGACGATGATTTTTTTGGAACCTACGATGAAGAGTTTGAAATGGATGAAGAAGAGATAATATCATTTTTAAATGAATATTATTTAATATATCCAAATCGATTACCCGATACACAATTATATTAAAAATAAACAATAAATAATAAAAAAAAATGAAAAACTTATTTAACAACATCTCTGAATCAGAGAAAAGTAGAATCCTTGAGATGCACACAGGGGCGAAAAAAACATTACGTGAAGATAAAGACGTTAGGGATATGTCCGATATGGATTTAAGAGATACTTTTATTGACCATATTGGCGGAAGATTTAATCCTGATACGGAATCTCAAGATGATTTTATGGATAAAAGATTTGCTCCAGGTATGGATTCATATTTAAAAACTGATTTTGCCAAAGAAAGAAATAGACGTTTAGATGTTGAACGTACCAAAAGAGATGCCGAACCAAAAAGATTACCGGACGATATTAAACATAAACTTCATCGTAAACATAATATGATGTGGGACCAACACAACAATCAAGAAGATTGGTATAAATCTTGGTCTTCAGGTATAGATAAAGTTGAAGATGAGACAAATAAGTGGAGAGAAAACCCTGATTACGATTTTGGATTTGAAGATTAAAAATAAACCCCTCCTTTTAAGAGGGGTTTTTCATTTAACAAGATATTTATAAATTATGAGAACAGACATTGACTATATCATCTCCGTAATGAAGGAATACACACCAAAATTAGAGGGTGAATTGGATGAACAAGACGAGGCACCTGCGGGTGGTGGTGCAAGTGCTCCATCATCAGGTGGAGGTGGTACCGCAGGTAATACCAACGCAAGAGGTAGAAAATGGGAAACCGGATTAACAAGAGGTCCGGCTAATATGTTGGGATTAAAAGGTGAAAAGTGGGGAACCGGTTTATCCAGAGGTCACGCAAATCCTGTACCTTAAAAAAATCTTACTTATAAATCCCACATTTGCATTACCATATCTTCAGTAATTGTTTTTTTTAAAACATTAACTAACCTATCTGTCTCAACTATCTCAACTTCGTTAATTGGAAAACATTTAGAATCTTCAGTAAAAACAACATTTTCATTACCGGTAGAAAAAAAACTCTCAACTTTATGAAATGAATTTTTTACAAAATTTATAATAAATTTATTTGATGATTTTTTGTTCATATTTTTAAGATTAGGTTTAAATTGAATACAAAGATATATGTTTTTTTTTAACTTCACAACTATTTATATAAAATGATACAAGAAAATAATAAATTACAAGAAGGTTTAAATTCTATTAATAGAATAAAACTATTGATGGGGTATGATATGGGTAAAACTTTGAATGAAAATTTAAATGAACAATCCGTAATTGGTGCGCCTAATTATGGTGTAACATCAACACCACCATCACCTCCAAAACCAAAAAAAGTTAATTTAACCCCTCAACAATTACAGTATCAAAAAGAACACCCTGAAATGGTTTGGGACCCAAACGCTTTAGACGATACTAAGCCAAGTTTAAATCAACAAGGTAAAACGGTATACCCTAAAGGTAAATTTGTACCATTAACTCCTGAAAATGTCGGATTAAGAGGAGTTCCATTTGGATTTTCACCAACCGAATATCCTGAATACGTTAAAAAAGTCAAAGAAATAAATAAAAAATATCCAAAATCAGAAACATCAATTAACCCGACAACTTGGTTTAATTCAAATGATGATGATAAAAGAGAAAAATTATTATCAGATTTAAAAAAAGAATATTATAGACCGGAATTTTGGAAAGGTATAACTAAACAAGATTATTTGAATTATAAATCGGCTAAAAGTAAACTAAATAAAGAAAAAGAAAAAGAACTTCGTTCTCGTTTTCTTAAAGATAGGGAATTAAATAGTTTAACTATGTATCCTGAAAAAGAAGCACGTGACAAATATTGGAAAAATAGAAAATCCGGTCAAAAAGCTTCTTTGGATTATTCACAGGCTATCGCTAAATACGACACAATGGATGTTTATTTGGATACATTATTTGATTACGACCCATCGGCATTTGAAGAGATAAATAAAAGTGCTTTGGAGAAATTTTTTGATAAATATAAATATGTTGGAGAATTAGCATTTTGGTTGGCGTTGGACCTTTTAACAGACAGTATGGCGGAATGGGTTACCGCACCTAGACAGGCGTATGTTTTTGGTAAAGTAATATCTGCAATGGGTGGTGTTGAAAAAACCGCCGCGGCTATTAGATTTATGGGGTCGTCATTAGTACCAATAGCGTTAGGTGTTGATGATATTATTCGAAATAGTAAAGTAACTGAAGATTCTATAATATATTTTATTTTTGCGGTACTACCATATGCTCATAGTCTTTTTAAAATAAGTTCGGCACCAACTAAAGAATTATGTGGGTCAATTATTAGTAAAATGTCTAATTATAATATCAGAACACCTGAAGGGTTGTCTAGTTTTATTAAAACATTAACAGAATCAGAAAAATCAGTAGTTAGAAAAATATTAACAATGGATAAAGATTCCCTTGCGAACGGAATTAAACAAACTATGAGTACATTTAATAAAGAAATTACCGAACTTGCAAGTAAAAACCCCGAAAAATTCAAACAAATTATTAGTTTTGGTAAATCGGCGGGTAAAACATTAAGTAAAAATTATACTAAATTATTATACGATTTCTCAAAAAGAATGTTTGTTGATATTGCGGCAATTGAAGTGGTTAAAAAAATAACTCTTGAATTAGGAATTACATTAGATGATGTTAGACAAAAACAATTAATTCAATTAATAGAAGAATCTAAAAAAGACCCTATAAAATTAGCCGGTATAATTAAAAATGCGATTCTCATAATGAAACAAAATCCGAATTGGAAGATTGATGATATTATAAAACAAAGTACTATTGGTGTACAAAATAAAAATTCTAAAGAAGAAAACGAAGTAAATAAACAAACCTACAACACTCTAAAACAAGTCATAACTTCTAATGAAGTTGAGAAAATGTGGGATATTGATTAATATAAATACTAAAATGAAAAATGATAAAAATATAATTAGCGAAATAGTTAGAATTAATCAAATAATGTCTAACATTAATAATAAACCCTTATTATTTGAAGGTTCTGGTATTAGTGATGCCATAGTTGATGTTGCAGAAAAACTTAAATTATATAAGTCTGATGATGATGTTGTTAAAGCTATTGAAAGATATGTTGGTAGAGATATAAATAAAACAATAGAACAAAGACTTGAAACTTTTATACTTAATCATTTAAGTACTCCTCAGGGATTACGGTTAGTTCGAGATATGATAAAAGATGCTGGTAATGTTAGTTCGTCATACGCAGATACATTTGTTAAAGATTTTGAAAAAATATTTAATAAAAAATTAAAAAGTAAAAAGTTCAAAAAAAACACTGAATTATTTTTAAATGATGTTGAACAAAAATGGGGTAAAGGTATCAGAGAATCTTGGGAACGATTAAAAGGTATTACACCTGTTGTTAATAAAGACAAGACTTGGAAACATTGGTCTCTTCAATCATTTAATTTTTTTAAAGAATATTGGTTGAATTCATTATTAAAAAGTACTAAAAACTTAGAAAATAACATAATACCTAATAAAATTAAAGAAATTAATCAAAAATACAAAAATGGTGAATCATTTTATTTTGAAGCCGAAGAATTACTTACTCAAATTATCTCTATTAAAAAGAAATTTGAAGAGGATTTTCAATCAAATTATCAAAAATACGTATTGAATAATAAAGAGATTAAACCTGAGGTTAGAAAAATTTTAGAAAATTATTATAATAATGATAAAGTTTTTAAACAAGTTTTAAAAAGTAAATATAATAGAAGTAAATCAGCGTATTGGGGTCCTTTTCGAAATAAATTAGGTAGAGAATTGGAATTAATACCTGGTTTCGCATCATTTGGAAAACTGCTTTTAGGTGAAACACCAACTTGGAAAAATTCTTTTTTCCCACCATTAAAAAATATTGTTAACAAAATTCTTTGGAAAGACCCTAGAAGTTTTGCGGAAGTCGCTGAAGGTATGACATATTGGGGTCGTAACAAAACTTTAAAATCAAAATTACTTTTTAGTACTGTTTTTAGTTTCATAGTATACCCATATTTAACGGCTTTGGCTAAAGCGGCTTTGGCTAATCAAAAGTCAGAATATAATAAATTTATGACTAATTTGAAGGAATGGGAGTCTTTAAAAAAATTAGCCGAGGTTGCGTATGGTGAAGATTCTCCTCAAGTTAAAGAATTTGAAAAAAATAAACCAGAGTTACCAAAATCAAAAGAGATTATTGATTATTGGAAAGAATCGTTACCGGTAGTTATGTCAGAAACTAAACCATATGGTATTGATAATTCGTCACCATTTTGGACAGTTCTAAAAGATGTTGCGTTTTGGACATATGTTGATGAAGTCTTAGTAAGTTTAGGTCAAGGGGTTGATTGGTTAATAAATGGTAAATGGGGTGATTTAGAATTTACAAAATATTTGGAAAACGCTAATTTAAAAAATATGGAAAAAATTAAAGATTTAGAATGTTATGAAGAAGGACTTTCTTTTGAGGAAAATTTAGTGAGAGTATCTAAATGTGCTGAAGAATCTGCAAAAAAAGGAATTGTAAACGATGTTCAAACCTCAATTGGTAAAATTGCTGGGTCATCCGAAGGTTTTAAAGTTTTTTGTAAAACATATGGTTTTACAATTAAATCTGATTTTGATGGAATGACAGGTACGACAGTTGAATATGATAATGATACCAATAATAATATTTGGCAGTGGAAGGATAATAAATTTATTCCATTCGCAAGAGAATAGGTGTATAATTAATGAGTTTACAGATATTTATAGAATATGAAAAAAAATAAAATTATATTAGAGCAACCTGATAATAGTGGTAAATGGAAACCTGTACCACCAGGTCAGACTGTTGATGAAACTAAATTTAATCTTAGTGATGATAAAAAATGGTATTATCCAAAATATTCTCCTAAACCAAAACCTAAAGAGGATGAAAACCAACAACAAAACTCAATAATTCCTGATGCGGGTACTATATTAAAAGATATAGAAGAAAGAGGTGGTCCTTATACTATTGGGTTAAAGGGTAATGAATTACTTGCAAAATTTAACGATGGTTGGGATTCTGCTATGAGACTTGGAATTAACGCAGTTAAATACCTTAAAAAAAAATATTACAATTTAACTCACGGTGATAGTATTTACGATACCCCTGACAATAGTAACCCATCGTCAAAAAATAAAGGTTGGTTACCAGACCCAACTAAAAGTAAAATGTATGTTTACAAAGTTAAAGATTGTAAATGGTTGGCTAAAAATGTTAAAACGGGTAAAGTATTTGTTATTAGTGATGACCCAAGATATCAAAGTTCTGTTGATATTTTGAATGGAAGGTATAAAAACGCATTAAAAGGATGTGATGGTTCAAATACACAAACAGATGACTCACAAACTGATGGAGGACAGACAATAACCACTCCGCCTAAACCAACACCACCACCGGTTGTTTTACCTGATTGGGCTAAATGTATTGGAGATTCTATTGTAGGTGCAAATGTAACAAAAGACGAAAATGGTCTTGATATTATTTTTTCATTATTTGGAAAATCAAAAGGTTATTTTTGGGATGATGGAGCATTTATGTTTGTATATGAAAATGGTAATAAAGTTGCCGGGAAATGGTCTTGTGACAATAATAAATTATTAATTAGAACTGAGGATGGTGAACAATGGACACCTTCAACACAATGGGCAACACAACCAAGTAAATATATGAATCCAAGTGTTAATAAGTCAACTACGGATGTTAATATTAATGACCTTGTTGATAATGGATTAACATCAACTGAAACCACAAAATCAGATAAACCGGATTCGTCGGCTCAATTCAAAGCTGTTGATTTACCAAAAGATATAGGATTTAAACCTTCAAAACCTGATATTACAAATGAATCACATAACCCATTAGAAAACGTGTTAAATAATGTAAATTTACTTATAAATGAAATTGAAATGAAAGAAATAATAAGAGAACAAAAACAATCTGTGGTTAATGCACCGGCAGAAGAATTGGATATTTTATATGGGAATGCGGTATTAAAAACTATGGGTCCGGTAGAAACACTTTGTGAGTCTGGACCAACACCAATACCTGTTAATGTAGAGGGTAGAATGTATTTTGCAGGAAGAAAAACTAAGTTAAAACCTGGATATAGTGCCGATGAAGGATATGTTGTTTATGACGGAAGAGTATTGGCAAGAACACAAGGTTGTAATTTTGTATATGTTAAAAAAGGAAATGATATTGCACAAATTAGTGGTATGGAGAGAAAAGGTCTTGAATTACCATTCAGACAATTATTAAGTAGGTTTGGTGTTGATAATGCGGATTATAATTCAAATCCATATTATTTTATTGATACAATTACTAAAAAATTCAACAATTTAATTGATAAAGGTGGTAGGTCAAGTATTTTCCGTTCTTGGCAAGAATTATTGATGAATTATTATAAATATGATAATACTAAAAGGTTAAAATTAAATACTGATAATCAAAACGACCCCCCACAAGATGAGATGAATAAATTTGAACCTTTGAGTGCTGATAAATTAGGTGTTAAATTTATGGATAAACAAATTAAAATATATCTACCTAAAGGGGCTGGTGTAACATCAGGATTTACAGGGGCAACATATAACGCAGACCAATGTAGAACAGATTTAGTTTCCTATCTTTCAGCGGCATTTGAATTTCAAGTAAACGGTGGTGTTGATAGTAATATAAATTCATCAACAGTTAGAAATAATCTTAGAGCTTGTTATAGAAGTGGTAAATTCCAAAATATGACACCAATAACTTCAACCGATATTAAGGTAGATTTTGTTGATAAGGATAATCCATTTAAAGGTATGAGAGGTTTTGGTAGTGAATTTAAAATAAAAGAAGTTCAAAAATTATTAGGTGGTGAAACGTTTAAATTACCAAAAGTGGGTCCTAATGGTAAAAACCCTTTCTTACCGTTTATACTTGATTCAAGACAAACTATGAGAGAATCAAATTTAAAATTGGATAATTTAATCAAAGAAAATTTAACTAAAATTAAAAGAGAGAAAGATAGTTCATTATTGATTGAGACAAAAATAGTTAAATCAAGAACTCAATTATTATCTGAAAATAGAATTTTAAAATTCAAACAACCAAGAGAAAAATTCTTTAATGAGATTATTAGTGAAGCAATGTATTTAAACAAACAAGGGTTTGACAAACAAATCATCAAGGAAGAGTTTTGGGACTCTCTAAAAGGTTTATTTGGTGAGCACGGGTCAAATGCTATCTTCACAACATTTAAAGAGTATATGGGTAAATATTTGGTTGGAAAATTAACATCAATAAACCCTAACGGATGGATGGGTGAAAATATTAAAGAAGCAATTAGTAAAATACATATTGAAGATTTAGATAAAATTACGGATTGTAATTTCATCTCAAGAAAAATTTCGACATCAATAACTGATTCAATTATTAGTAAAGTATCTAAAGGACAAGATATCGAGGGTGGTAATATATCATCAATCGTAAAAGGTGGTTTAGATAAATCAATTGATAGAACTGAATTAACTAAGAATATCCACGAAGGTATAACTAAATTAATTTGTCCGGTATTAGGTGATGTTTCCAAAAAACTTAAAGAAAAAGGTGAGGAGATGAAATTAAAGGCTGTAAGACCTTAAACTTACCTCCGGTGTAGGAACCGGACGGGATTAACCAATTAAAAAGAAGGGGGAAAATTCTGTATCTAGCAAAAAGGTGTCAATATATTGACACCTTTTTGTTTTTTATTTATACTTATAAATAAAAATTATGTGGGTAATAGTAAAAATGGTGGAACATCATACCGGAGTTGTATTACCGGTTATTTTAGTAGATTCTTATTCTGAGATAATGAGTTTTGATACTGAAGAAGAGGCTATAAAAATGAAAGAGATTTTTGAGGTTAATTCTGATTCCGGATACAAATATTTAGTAAAAAAACATTAATTATTTTGGTAATATAAAAAAAAGTGATATATTTGCCCTATGAAAACATTTGACGATTTAGTATTTAAACCACACGAGATAGGTGGTGACCGAGTTCAAGCAACATTAGATTTAGGAAACGATATTGAAGTTTCTGTTGTCGGTGGTCCCGGTATGTATGGTGATGGTAAAACAACCTTTGAAGTTGCCGCATTCTACAAAACATTAGGTAAGTTTGTCCCAATGCGGGTGGTGATGATGTTTCAGGGTGGAATTCAAAAGAAGATGTAACAAAAATTATTAACTATTTAGAAAATTTATAAATTATGCCAGATTTTAGTGCTGAAATTGATATTGAACCTTGGGAATATATTTCCGAGTGTTCATCAAGAGAAATTGATGAATTAATTGAAACTTTAATTGAAGACGGACATTTGGCCCGATTCAACGGAAAAGTTCAACCCAACAAAAAAGGTGGTAGTGTGATGTATATGGAATGGGATGAATTACTAACAAAGATTAGAATGTCAAAACACTTATTATCCAATGAGGATGAAAATGTTATTATTAACATTGCAAATAAGTTAGTTTAAATAAAATAAAAAAAATATTTGACTTTTGATAAACTTTTCGTAAGTTTGATATAATTATAAGAAACACAGGTAGAGATACCACAAAAAAAATGAAAAACACTAATAAACATATGAACGTCGTGATTTGGAAACAACAATTTAGTAATTGTTCGTATCCGCGTATCTCGCATACAAGTTCAGATGATTTATCAAGTGATTTAACAACAATATAATTTAGTTAAACCAACAATACAAGATAAAGTCCTGAACTCAAAAAGTTCAGGATTTTTTTTTTAAAAAAAATTTAAAAAAAGTTTGGAAGTTAAAAAAAAAGGATTACCTTTGTCCCATCAAAATAAAGGATAAGTTATTTGAAATATTGATAAGAAAAAAAGGAAGGGTAAGCCAAGTCGGTCTATGGGTCGCGGTCTTGAAAACCGTTGGGGGTAACACCCGTGTGAGTTCAAGTCTCACCTCTTCCGCTGAATGGATTATAGTGTATCGGTTCGCACATAACTCTTTGAAAGTTACAGGTCAAGTTCGATTCTTGATAATCCAACGAACTTTTACATAGTTCGAGATATTTATAATTAAAGGTTCGAACTATGGAAAAAGAAAATTTAGAAAAAATAATTAAAATTAGTAATAGTCTTGCGGAGACTTTAAAAAATTTAGGTAAAAGAGCTGCTGGAGGCAA